TTTACCCTGTGCTTTCTGTAAAAGCAAGGTGTATTCCAGATTATTCACGCCGAGAGTATCAGGGGTAACCTCAGCGTAGGGTTTCTCATCATACCCGTAGTCGTTCTCCAACGGGTACTCCCTTACAGGTTCAGGCTTTACCCTGACCACATCTATGCAACTCCAGCCAATGGCATTTGCTGCTGCTGTAGTAGGCCTACAAGCCGTTTTGTTCTTCCTTTTGATCCAACGCTCAACCAGACTGACATAAGCGTCCTGAGCCTGATCGTCTGTCAGGTTGTATTTAGGCTTTAGCTTAGCCATCCTGTTGAACACAACAGGCATGACTGATTCCAACTCCTTTCGGTCTGTGTTAGTCAGCATTAGGGTCACCTCCAAGTGCGTCCCAAGTAGCCCCGCTGAGGAAGAACTTCAGTTCCTCCATCCCTTCCGATCTCAGTGCAGCTACCCTAGCTTTACTCAACCCCATGGTTGCTGCAATAGTTGCGTAGCGTTGACCCTCAAAGTCCCTAAGCCTGATTGCTTCTGCTTTCCTAGGTTCCAGCCACTCCAGTGCATCCCTGACGGACTGTAGAGCCTTCTGTCGATCCAGATCCTCAATACAGGATTCTGCCTGTTCAGACTCTGGGCGGGATTCTTTATCCAGCGCATAAAGTACAGGCTGGATCATCGCAGGTCGCTTAGACCTTCTCTGGCGGGTAGTGGCTAGAGCCTTGAGAGCTAACCTAGCAGACTTGGTAAGGAAGGTGCTAGGCTTACCTAGTTTCGGGTTGTACTTCCTTGAATACATCCCGATCAGCATGGTTGCTAGCGTCTGGTGATCATCCTCGGTAAGGACTAAGGCGTAGCTACCACGCATAGCGTTAGCTCGGTTGATACTGGAGAAAATCAGTTTGTGGGGTAGTTCACTGGGATCCATGGGCTATGCCTCCGCTGGGATAAAGTATGTATTTCTTTCATCATCAAGCATACAAGCAACTGCATCCCCTTCTGCCCATACCCATTCATACACAGTACCTCTAGGTGTTTCAAATTTAATTTCAGGATGCTTTTCTTTGTTTTGTCTACACCACCAACGCAAAGCCTGTTTCCAGTCTACTTTCTTCAGCCCTTCCTTCTCCCACCAAGTCTTTTCAGATTTGACCTTGATGCGCCATTTGCAATCTTGAATCCATCCCAGACTATTCGAGCGAATGTCATTGTGTTTGCCTACCCATGTACCATCGCCTTCGTTGTATTGCAATTCAGCCCAATCCTCAACTTCACAAGCCTCTTGCCAAGTAATCTCTTTGTACCCTTCCATCACTCACCCCTCTTTCCGTACATACAACTTACGATCCACGAAATACCACACAAGACAGTAAAATACAATCCCACAATGGAGAATGACACGAACATCCTCCTGACAAACTGGATCATGTCATCACTCTCCATGACTACACAACGCAAGTTGTTCAAATGTAGGTTTGTTTAAGGGTGCCCACATAAGTGGGATGTAGTTATCATCAAACTCTACATTATCGTAGGACCAACTTGTTTTGTTGGTCCCATCGGTTGAGTTAATGATACTCACCGTTCCTATAAGTAAGTCCCTATCACCATAATATTTTTCCAAAGCGTAAACCAAAACAAGATCAGAGGTAAAATAATCTTTGCCATTAGGAAATACATCAGGAAGATTAGTACAATAGTTCCATTTAATAGTCATTACTTCACCTCACAGTTAGACATGGTTTCAACTTCAACTGATTCTTGGACTAAAACCTTGACAGCACCTGCACGAGGAATCTTGGGCAGGCTACCAGTCAGTTCCTTCTTGACCTTGTCAACCGTACCAGCGATCCTAACATCGAGTTCGAGTAACGCTGAGGAAACATCCTGACCACCATTTACAGCGCCTAGGATGCATTCCCGGAGCAGTTTCAGGGTGTTGTCCTGCGTAGCACCCAGAGCGATAGCCATACGGCCAACGACCTGTAGCCAAGGGATCGTAGCGGTAGCTGCGATCATCTGGTCAGACGATTTACTGACAGTACCTTGATAGTGGTGAGTGGTTGTTTCGTCAGCGATGTTATCGGTGATCGAGACGATGAAATCGACATGATGGTTACCGACCTCGATAGTGTCGGTGGATTCGAGAACTTTACTGGCGGCCTTAATCACTGCTGCGTTCATCACTTCACTCCTGTTAGATGAGGGGAGTCACATCTCCCCTCTGTTGAAACTATATCGGACACTTCGCTGGAAAACAAGAGGTAATCCGGATTATTTTTTAACAAACCATGTGGCATCACATCGGACTTTAGTGATGCTTACGGCGTTGGCATCCTCTCCATAAATATCCTCTCGGCCTGTATTGGGGTGTACTATCTTGATGGTACGACCGTCAACAAACCGTTGGCGTAGTGCCTCCTCCATACTGGTAGGAGTCCATTGTTCAATAGGTTCCTCGTAGATGGTGAATGGTGCCCCTAGTCCCAACATGAAGTTAGTTATTGCACTACTCCATTCGTTGGTAGACACATCTAATGTTTGATACCCATAGGTAGATTCGGGTGTTTTACGGAAAATACCTCCGTCTACACCCTTAACCATCTTCCCCTCCCCCATGGCATCAATAGCCTGCCCAGCGGTTAGGGTAGCTAGTTCTAAGTTGGGTAATGGGGTACGGGTATCAAAAACGATGAGATACCGAATCTCTTTTTCATATGTCCACCACCTAGTAGCTTCTTTCACCCGATTTGGAACTTCCCACATTAACTGGGAACCCTCATACCAGTAGCGTATGTCCTCGTTTAGTTGCCTGACAATACTTCCGGGATTTTCCACGATCAGTTTGCTAGCTTCTTCCCAACTCAGTTTCACTTCATCACTCATAGCCATCTCCTTCAATCTTGGGTAGTAGGTCTATTGGTTCCGACATCGTAAATCTCGATTAGTCTCGATTTACTCGTCTCCACACATCGCCGAAAGGCGATGAAGTAAGTGAAGTCGTCGTCGTATACACTCCTAGACTTGTTTGTCTAATGGGAATGATCGGGTTCTTCAAACCCTCTGTTTCACAGATTTCCCTAAGTCGTTATGTACCAAGGGAAAATAGTTGTTACCTAGATGTCACTTTGTGACCGCTGAGGAAGCAAATGTCTATCCTTAGCGATGTTTCCACCAAGCTCCTGAATTAACTCAAGAGCCTGAGTAAATTCGTTACAGTAAGCCATGGTACACACTTCCATGCCATTCTTGATACCAACGACTTTCCAAGTGATCGAGTCGTCGGATACCAATTCAAAAGAGTCCATGGTTTTCCTAGGGGTAAGTAGCCTGTAAAATCTAGCCATTTGGTTTTTGTTTGGGTAGTAGGTTCTTCTTGGGGACAGTATCCAATATACGATCCGTAAGTTGTTCTACCATCTGATCCACTATTTCAAGTTGCCATTTTAGCATGATTGCTTCGTTCACATTGCCTTGTTCGTCATGGTGAGCGTGTTGAATTTTCAGCCGCTTCTCGGCTTGGTAGAGGATGCCTAAGAGGGATCCAAACCAGTCTCGACCCATAGAGATGGTAACAGTTTCAGTTGTTACCTCAGCGTGTATCTTGTAATCCTGCTTAGTTTCCACTGAACTTCTCCTTAAGTATTTCATTTACAGCAGCTTTGATATACTCGTCTAGTGCATCAAGAAGAGTATTGGAAAGAGGTGTCCAAATGTTCATGAGATCGTCATTTGGGGTGATGGGTTGGACCGGGGCTGGTTCTGGTTTGGGTACTGGCTTTGGTTTCTTAGTGGCAGGAGGCTTTTGGTAAACCCACCATGGATCTGATTTACCATAGCCATATGGTGTATCCGGCCAACAAGGATACCATTCAACCCCTAACCTTTCTTTCTCCTGATACTTACCATTCCAATACCTAGCTACATAGCTAACTTTGTGTTTAGGAAATGGACTCCAACTCATGATCAAGCCCGGTGTCTGTTTCATCATCTCCAAGGCCTGATCGTAGGTGTACTCTTTGCGTTTCTTAGTGGTCATATTAACAACTCCTTTCGCTGGCATCATTCCAACATTCTTCTTCAATCTTTGATTCCAATTCGGAATTGTCTTGAGATAAAAACGCATGTTCTATCTCAGCGTACCCTAGTTCTTCGTCTGGTACTGGGTCCCAATCTAAGCTATTTTCGTTCCACCAATTCATTCCTACTACGGTTATTTTAACATTGTCAACTTCTGGGAATTCTTCAGGTTCCAAATATGTAGCTGGCAAATGTTTGCCTTGTATGTCGTATTCTATCTCGCAAAATATGTCATACTTCTTGCCTTTGTACTCAAAATCGTAGCTAGTCTCGAAACTGTACATATCACTTCCTCCAAATGTAAAGAGTCCCACCATCCAAGCCAGTACCACCCACGCTAAGGCCCTTAGATTGACCTGTGGCAGCGTCAATCATCATAAGTAACTGAGGAGCCGAGTCCTCAAGATATCGTCTCAGGATGGTCCACCATTCGCCATTGATGCCATCGGGTAATGGTATGCCAACGTCGGCGACTAACATCTTGAGCCTAACGGTGTCCAGTCTGGACAGTCTGGAACCATCCCGACTACAGGCCATCGGTTTTCCATCGGGTAATAGGACTACGATAGGAACCGATCCGGATGAATCCGCTAGTCGTTTGGCAAATGTTTTCGCTGAGGAAACAATGTCCCCAATTGGTTCTGGCTTGGGTATTGGGTTTACTGGTTTGGGTTGAAAATCCCAACCATGAGGCGGAATATCCTCCCCAGTAATCAGTTTATCCAATTCCATACGGGTAGCCCCGTCGCCAGTAAACCCTTCGCATACGGTTCCATCGGAGGCGATAGGGGAGACGATATATCTTTTGGTTAGATACGGGAATACCCTATCGGCAGGAACTATGGAATAGGTTCCATAATCCGTCAAATCATGCACCTGGAATTGCTTGGCATTATACCATTCCCAACCGATACGAATTCGGGCAGGGTCTTGCCATTTCAAATATTGTAATTCCTTACTTAGCATTTTCTTTTTCCTTGCTCAAATCCACTTTGTATTGGGCCAATAGGGTGACTAGTATTTTTGTTGGTACTGGCTTTCCGGAATCGGAATAGTTGGCCCATACTTTGTATTTGTGGCCCCCAGAATTCAGGGATCTTCCCCAGGATCCATGAGTTATTTCAATGGATCCATCCAATAGGGTAACCGTTGCCCTGTTCTTTGAATGCAAATAGCATTTGCCATAACGCCTAGTTTCCAATACTTTGGAACAATAGTAGTAGCCAATTTCCGCATCGGTTTGCGCATCATACAGAATCATTCTTCACTTCCTTTTCAATGGGTGGACTATCGGATATCCTGTCCAGTTCTATTGAGGGTACTGGATCCTGACAAATAGGAAAATCTGAAAACTGCCAGACTATTCTACCCAGTATGGCAACGGATAGGATCAGACAGTAAATGGAAAGCCTAAGGCTGAGCATTGGCTATCCTCCCCTGACAATCAATTGATTCCACATATTTTGCGTTGTGGTCATAACCTAACCTTTTCAGTACCCGTTTCAATCCGTTTACTGTTAAGGTACGGGTATGAAATAGGGTAGCGGTTTCAGTAAAACCCCACGGATACGCTAGGATATAGTCGATCTGGACATTCTGACGCATCATCTCACCTTCCTATCATATGGGTTATTGAAACTGAATTCTGGCCTTGATTGTAGGAAACCGTTACATAGGTTTGGGTGGATCCCTTGCACCCTATGCTAGTAACAAAGAGGGTAGATAGGAATAGATATTTCATTGGGTAGCTACTTTCTTTGGCCAATATTTCATTGGCAATAGAACAGATTTAAACTCAAACCCCGGACCATAGGCTAACCTGTATTCGGCCAATAGCCTATGCTTTTCCTTGCCAGTAGTTGCATAATCGCAGTGCTCAAATGTCCTATCGTCCGGACATTTAACTAGAATCTGGAACCTATACCCGTACTGCGGGCAGTATGCTTTTGGTTGTGGCATAGTTACACTATCCTTTCCATGAATTCCCAAAGTTTAGAAACAAATGACGGCTCAAAACATGCTATACTACCCGGTTCGCCGAGTAAATCGTTTATTCCCCATGCAATTGATTCGGGAATGGAGTAGGTAATATCTTGATTTGATTCCCAACCCGATAGCCAATAGCCTACTCCGGATTCTATATCCTCAGGAGTATCTGAAGATACCCTAGAATTGGTAAGCAGTTTACGGAACTCATCCCCGCAAGGATACCGATAGCCTACCCAATCAATCGCTTGGCGTTCGTCGTGAGTCAAGGTTAGCGTATAAGGCATGGTCGTATTCTCCCTAGTGGTTCCTGAATGGGTAATAGGTTAAGCTATTGGTTCCAAGTCGGTTTGATTAATTCGGTAATAGTTTCCACCAATATGATAAGGGTACAAACTATCGGAATTCATTTGATATTCCTTTGGTTTGGATCCAATGAATCTAAACAGATTCTCCAAACTTGACCCTAATTTGGAATAACCACAACCACTGGTTTTGTTTGTGGCAATATCCTTACCATTACAATACACCGTTATCATTTGGTGCCCATATTGGCCGGATGATTTGGTCCAATACAATTTTGCCCATGAATGATTGGGTAAGTCGATCCACATTTCAGGCTGTCCCCCATGGTCCAATAGTTCCCGTATTGCCTTAGGGTATTGGGTAAAGCCGTTAGAGTCCTTAGGTAATGCTTTCATAATCCTATCGTCCTTTCCTGTTGGGTAATGTGGCTAAACTTTCCGTATTTCACCTATCGGTTTTCCATCCGATATACGGTTGAAACCTATGGCGGTTTCGTCGCAATAGTGGGAGTCAATTTCCACTAGATTAGCTTCTTTACCGAATACCATGGCCACTAAGTCACTATCGGAAATATCGTCCGATATGTCGTATTGCTTATCGGTTCCGTATATGTTGTTAACTTCAAATCCATCTTCAGAATTGCCCCAAACGTCATAGATATAGAATTTCCATTGGCTTTTCATATTACATTCTCCAAAGGGTAGGTTTGAAACATAGTGTAACCACACCCACCCATAGGTCAACATGGGTGGAAATAGGACACTATCGTACCCGTTCCGATATTGGCCTAAAATCAGACCTTTCAATCCAGCAGGGCAAAAATAACTTAGTGCCTTTGTATGTAATCCAGTGCGAAGCAACGTTAGAAAAGCACGTAGCGTAAACCCTGTACAGCCGATTATTTATTTCTACCATGTAATCGGTAGTTATTTTGGAACCATAGCCGCTAGCAGATTGGCCCCTAGTAAACCGCCCCCATGGGGATACTACCGCACTAGCGGGGCTATTCCAAAAATAGGCCCCGTCGTGAATACGTTGGGGCAAGTATTGAATTTCAACCGTTTGGCTTGTCATGTTCCGTTTCCTTTTGTTTGGGTTTCGTCGTCTCACATGGGCTAGGATATACCACGTATCGGAACACGTCAAGCATTTTCCCTAGAAAATATTCGGGATTGTTTCAAAGATTGCCATAAGTCGTTATTGGGTAAGGGAAACTAGAGTTTAGAAAATCGCCGAGAAAACATTCTATGGGCTAGGATGGTATGGGAGTATTACGAAATGGGCGGAAAATAATACTATATGGGGGTATGGTGTTCAACTGGCAACTAGGGGAGGGAATATTGTGAGGAGGAAAAGGGGTGTGCTAGTGGAATGGTACAGTGACTGGTAAGCAGTAGGCTAGGATTTGCGCCCTTCGGCATCGGATGCCAAGCCCCTCCAAAAAATCTTTCCCTTTTCCTTCACTTTCCCCTTGACATACAATCGCCCATACCCGATACTGAGAACATACCCAAACGGGAACACCACTAGGAAAGGGTAGGACGATGACTAACCAGCACGAGTATATCAAGGGTGGAAAATCAATGGCCAAGCTTATCAAGGATCGGACCGCATCGGATATCCAAATGGTCATTCTCAAATGTTCTATCCGTCAAGCGCTTCAGACCATTGGAGACATCAAGGAAGAATTGGCCAATGGTAAGCGATAGGATCGCCTAGGATCGATGATCTACCATTGGTTTGGACCGGAAGCCATGCAAGCGGAGTCGAGGGCTATCGGCCCCCTCCCCCACTATGGGACCCAAAAGCTGGTAAGAAGAGGGGAAGGGGAGGGTCTAGGATATGGATATGAAAACTTCGAAAACCAACTTCGTCACATTTACTTCATCTAGTCTACACCAACCGCCTACACTCCTACTCATTAATACCGCACACCCAGTCACACACTTTCTTCTTTGACATAATACCCGTCTTCATAGCAATCTCTAATCTTCGTCTACGGTATGCCTTGTTACAGGCTCGTATGCTGAATATGTCCCATAGGTCTCTTTGGCACTGCCACCAGTCTGACTTACCGTTGCCGAGTCTTACGCTCTCGTGTTGTAGACTGCTAATTCTGTTACTACAAGAGTCTACCCATTGTCTTAGCGAGGAGCAGTCTTTATATTTTAGTCCTACCTTTGGGAATGGTGTGGACTCTAGTCGCTTGTATAGTTTGATTGCCTTCTTGATGTTCATACACCCATCCCCCTTGATCCGGATCCTGAATTCAAACTGGTTCATTAGGAAACAGGTCTACATACATAAACAATTTTCTAATACTGGACCTATCTGTCCATAATGGTACATTGTAATACTTGGCTAGTTTCCTGCACCATAGCTGTTCAGTCCGTCTCCTGATGGATTTCTTGGAGAGTTGGATATGCATTCGTTTGACGATCTGGAAGGCTTTACGCTGGGTAAGCATTACTTTAACCCTTCGAGTTCATTGGCCAAGTTAATCAATTCCATTCCAATCTTTCTAGCCTGATCCGCATCAAAAATAAGAGTAGATATCGGTATAGGTAGTTCACAGGCAGCTATCTCGATATAGGAATGATAAATTCCTACATGTAAACTATCCCCGTATCTATCTAAGAATGTAGGCATTACTTGTCCTCCACATAGAGATCGTCATGCCATGACTCTAGTTCTTGTACACGCATATGCGAGAAGTCGTTTTTAGTGATGATCCTTTCGTGTCCTAGGCTCATTTCCTTTACTTTCCTGCCTTCGTAGGCAGCTTGTAAGGCTTCTAGCCATGTAGCTTTCCTCCATTTGATTGGAGGTTCATACAAATAACATTCACCTCTTGAGGCAGCTCTGACCTCTTCTTTGTCAAGACATGTAGGATTAAAATCATCTTCTGGATCAGAAGACTTTTGCTCAAAACATCCGCTTATTGGGTCATACCTGTATAGGAGTCGTTCAACAAGGACATGTTTACCAGCAATCATAGCATCTACGGCTTGACCTAGCGTGAGTCTCTCTGGCATGGTTACTATCCTTCGATGTTGTAGGTTACAGTGGCATGTTCAGACAGGTCACCTAGGCATAGTAGTTTGTCTGTGTAGAAGTATGTTAGGGTATCCGCTGAGAAGGTGTAGGATTTACCTTCAGCGGTAGTAATACATACTGTGCTACCACCAGTAGTAGAGATGATATCACTAAGTGCTTTAGTGAATCTTACCTTGTCCTGAATCGTCTTCATCTTCACTTCCTCTACTGGATACCACAATTGAGCTATGCACCAGTTACAATATGGTACACCGTTTACATGGCAAGTACAACTAGTCATCGAAGTTCGTTGGAAAGAGGTATTCACATACACAGGCTAGCATTGTTGACGCTAGGAGTATGGTTAAGACTAGAATTATCTCGGTCTGTGTCATTACTTGAAGTCCTTATTCTTAGAATCCAATGCCTCTATGGCTTTACCAAGGTTGGTATGGTAATACTTAAGAGATTCAATGTAAGTACGGACATGTTCAGGATTGGTACATGTCATAAGCCATTTGGAGTCTTGGCATATACCAGACCCGTATCCTTCTATCATTAGGCAGTCTATATGAGACAAGATGTCAATGCAGATTGAACCAAGTCTTACAGTATCCATTCTAGGCTCCTAGGAGGCTCGTAGAGCCACTTTGTTAGTAAAAGTGACTCTGAGGTCAAGTTTCAGTAGATCGTCGATTCTAGGGCATTCTAGTGTGGTTTAAACGGGTATACGGAATACATGGTTGAAATACCATTGAGGAAAATCGTATGTTGTTGTTGTTTTTGACCAAACATGAGCTAATGGGATGGCCCATCTAGTTTCACAATCTTTATGACAAGACTGACATTCATTGTCACGATTATTGTTCATCCACTCTACGGCTTCATACCAAGGAACTTCTTTCCATTCTGGTTCTGGTGTACGGTAGTTACCTTTGACACAAAAATGTATTAGCCAAAAATCAGGTTTAGGTGTGGTCCATTTTTTAACCGATTTGCACCACCATACGATGGACTCTTGGTTGTTTTCAATAACTTTTTTACATTTACGCCAAGCACCATCAAACTGAAAATAGCGTTCAACGATTTCCCCTCTGTTCATACGATCAAAAGCTTCTACTGCTGTAATCTCTGGCATACTGGCTCCTATTGGTTAGTGTCCTGCCCTACGGGCATGACCGCTGAGGTAAGTTTACTTAATCCGGAGTGATTTGACTATACCGTGGGTAGCCATCAAAGAGGCTACAGTCCACATGATGATGGATTCCCGGTTACCTTTGAACTGGTATTCAAGGAGTTGACATACTGTCAGCGTACAACAAACGGATATGACCGAGATGTTCAATCCGAACAAAAACAGTTTCATTTCACTTCCTCCTAGGCCTATTATTGACCTAGAACCCAAGGAAGTCAATGTGTCTTCTGTCTTTCCTCAGCGGTCGAACGCAGTGAGACAACTAGTAACTACTTTGGGAATATTTCCAGAATTATTGGATTTACCGGTGACAAAGCTACAATTTCTGTTTATAATTACATTAAAAACATAAGGTTACGAGAACGAAGTTCGAGATAACCAACCTCATCCAGCGCCCAAAGGCGCTGAGTGACGACGAAAAATGGAACTCAAGTGACATTTTTCTAGGAACCAAGTTGTATTGTATTCTAGGTGTTCTATTATGAAAGAAGCCCCACAGTAGTTGTCGCTACTTGGGGCCATGACCAACCCTTTCTGAGAGGATTGATATGAACAGTTTAAGACTGAATGAGCTTTTTGTCGAGTCAGAACCCGGGATTCTTAGATTTAAAACTGATAGGTACTCTGGTATTGTCTACAGTAGGCTGATGGCAAGGGCTGGTGATATAGCTGGACACTTAGACAAGCGTAAAAATTACTGGATAATGTATGTTGATGGGGAGAATGTAACTAGGGGTAGAGTAATTTGGGAAATGCACAACGGACCAATTCCTGACGGAATGGAAATAGACCACAAGAACCACGATACGCTTAATGATAGCATAGACAACATTAGATTGGCGTCACGAAAACAGAATCAAGCAAATCGGCGGAAGCACAAGAACAACACATCTGGGTTGAAAGGTGTAAGTTATGAGCAATCAAAATGTAAATGGCGTGCGCAAATGCAGTTTGAGGGTAAACGAAAAACGATAGGTTCGTATGAAAATAAGTGGTTAGCCTATGCAGCATATTGTGACGCCGTGTTAGATTACCACGGTGAGTTTGCTTGTCTGTAAAACATCCGACCTGTAAGAGACTATACCCTAGTTTCCTTACAGGTTTCTTCGTATAATGGAAGTGAGGAGGTGAGCTATGGAAGACAAGCCGTTAGAAACAATCCTAGTACTCCGTAGGGATGTTGCTAGGATTCTGAATAGGCACCTACAGACTATGATGGATTCCCATAATCTTATGGTGAATGCGTTGATTGCAAAGGGTATCTCTGAGGAGATTCCTGTTGGTCAATGGAATGCGTATGTGGACGAGATGAATCATCCAGCGGAATGGGAGCGTGGAGATGCCTCCTAAGAAACAGCGTATCAAACGGGATCCTTACAGGTCAAAGTTTGTAAAAGCGGATGATCCGTTTGAGGCAGCTAGGCAGGAAGCTGTCCTAGCGAAGCGTAAGGCGTTTAAGCAGGGTGTACCTAGGACTCGTGAGGCTCAGGGTGTATTAGGGTTGAGGTTGTATGCGGAGAGTTTCTTCCAGCGTATGAAGCAGGAGGGTCTGTTGGGTCCTATGTTTCATACCAAGAAGTTGTTTCTGGAGTGGTATGAGGATCATCCTAGGCCCGGTAATGCTGTACTGACGAGGATTGATCCGAAGGAGAAGTATACGCCACATAACTCGAAATACACGACTAATGAGGCGTTTAAGACGGTAGCAATGCTTCAGCGTAGACAGAAAGGGAAATACTTCGGCGTGAGTTGGGATCCGGGGTTTGGAGTGCATATTCCGGGGGTATGGAGAGGTGAAATACGAGTTGGGGACACTACGAAAGCTAAGAGAGCTACGGTATTTCGGGAGTTTCCCAATGAAAAACAAGCTGCTCGTTACGTTGATTGGGTGTTGGAGCAGAAGTACGGTACATTCTGTGTGTTTAACCGAGACATAGACAAGACACTAGGCCACGAGGACTTCGATGACGTTCCGTTAGAGCTTTACGGTAGATAGGCTTATAATGAAAGTGCCCGACGCAGCGTCAACTGCTCGGGCTTTGACCAACCCTTTCGTGGAGGATTGATATGAACAGTCTAAGCGTACATGATTTATTTTATGAGTCGGAACCGGGTGTTATTCGCTGGAAAATAGACAGAATAAACGGTGGATTTGCAAATAGAGTAGTTGCCGCAGCAGGATCTATAGCCGGTACTTTGCACAAAAGATCTGGGCGCTGGTATATTAGACTAAACGGTAGATATACATCAAGGGCTAGGATTATATGGATGTTGCATAATGGTGAAATTAAAGAAGGAAAGCAAATAGACCATATAAATCGGGATCATTCTAATGACCGTATAGAAAACTTGCGGTTAAGTACAGCGTCGGAAAATTGCTGTAACAAAGGGAAACGGTCTGATAATACATCTGGGTTCAAGGGAGTTAGCTGGAATAGGGATAAAAACAAGTGGACGGCAAGTATTTGTGTACAACAGAAGCAGAAATATTTGGGGGCCTTTTATACTGCTGAAGAGGCTTATAAAGCGTATTGTGAGGCTGCTTCTAAACTGCACGGAGACTTTTCTTATGCCTACAATGCCAAATTGCGTCACGATGCCTGAAAGGATTAAGAAAATATTTGGCCCAGAATTTTACCATGGGATTCTGGGTATGGACATAGCGGAAGCAAATTCAGAATTTAGTCACCAAGCTCGTAAGCGTCTTGTTAAGTACAAGTGTGATTATTATGTGGGAGTGTATCTTACAGAGCGTGGGCTAGACGAAATGGCAGATGAGGGAAGGTTACCAATCTTCTTGTCAATTGCTACCCGTACCGCAGCGAAATACGAGAAGGGTGCAATAGCTAAACTACTCAAAGATGTGATGAAAAATACTGTTTCGGCTTTACATTCCCATGGTATTGAGGCTGAGTGGTCTGGAAGCATCAATTCACCGATTTATGTGGAAGATTTCATTGATATTGAGGAATCTACCTACGAAAAGGGGACCAGAATCTTCCAATCGTGGTATGTTGAATCATTGCTTGATTCTGGCAAGGACATGGGTGAAAACGAGGTAGTGACACGACTTTTGGTCGAATTACTACAGAAACTGGCCCTTTCAGGGCTGGATCCATGGCTTTTAGACATGAAACAAGTTATGAAGAAGTTTGGGTTGGGTGTGGATGATCCGATCACGGAACGGGATGTTAGGCTAATGTTGGCCGATGTGGAACCTAAAGTGGAGAGTTAGTATGACGCTGAGTGAATGGATTGCTGAGGCTAGGAAAGAGATCCTTGCGTTTATGACAAGCCAAGCGGTTAGCAGCGCAGAACATGCTGCCGCATCCTACTTTTCTATTAAGGGTAGGCTGGATGCTCTTCAAGCATTGGAAGATGCAGACATTGACTTCCACAAGTCGGCATTTCAAAAGGAACACAAGTGACTAACGACCTAGAAGAATCACCTGAGGGTACTCCAGCGGGTAAACGGTTGACCCTGCGGGAAGTAACCATTGCACTCAAAGCGTGTAATGGGTCTGTGCCAAAGGCGGCTAATCTTCTGGATATCGACCTATACCGTCTGAGTAGGTTCATTGCAGTAAGGCCAAGGCTTCGTGAACTGATTGACAAACTAAGAAACATGCTCGTGGATGTGGCTGAAGGGCACTTCAGCGATGCTGTCATCAGCGGAGATCCTTGGGCGGTGAAGATGGCCTTGTCTACGCTGGGTAAAGGCCGTGGGTACACATCGAAGACTGAGATTGACCATAGGCTGATCAATACGACTGATCCGTCGAAGATGAGTGATCAGCAGTTACAGGCCTTGGTAGCTGAAAGAGCAAGGCAGCAGCGTATAGAAAACAAGCCTCAGAATGTGATTGAGGCTAAAGTGATTCGTCCATCTAGTGAACCTGTGATCAACGACAGAGACTTCACTGATGAACGAACTGGACATGATGATCAACGAACTAGCCAAGCGTGAAAACGCTAGGACTAGCTTCAAACATTACGCTGAGTATGTATTTCCACAATTCGAATGTTCGTGGCATCATCAAGTAATCATTGACAATATCGAACGGATGTTCCTTCCGCTGGAAGATCCTAACCATCTTCGGCGTTTATGTGTGTCAATGCCTCCACGGCATGGTAAATCCGAACTTATCAGTCGTCTTTTGCCTTCTTACATCCTTGGTAGGAACCCGGATACTGGGGTAATGGCCTGTTCCTACTCCAGCGAATTGTCTAGTAGAATAAACAACGATGTGCAGAAATATATATGTTCAGAAGAATTCAAGCGTTTATTCCCTGATTCTAGATTAGCAGAAGGTCAGGGCGGCCGTGGGGCTGTGTCAGAAAGATATACACGAACTTCTGACTTGTTTGAAATGGTTGGAAAAAGAGGCTTTTATCGTTCAGCCGGTGTTGGTGGTTCGATTACTGGTATGGGCGGTCAGTGGCTGATCGTGGACGATCCGATCAGGAACCGTGCTGACGCTGACTCACCTACAATCAGGGAAAACATACTAAATTGGTATAAATCCACTTTTAGAACTCGTGCTGAAAAGGATGCCCGGATCCTGATCGTGATGACCCGGTGGAACCCGGAGGATCTTGTCGGCGCTGTTCTTCAGACCCAGCTGATGGAGAAGAACGCTGACCAGTTCGAGTATCTGTGTCTGCCAGCGATTGCTACGGGTGAGAACCATAAAGACGATCCTAGGGCCATTGGAGAGGCTCTATGGCCTACCAAGTATGATGCTCAGGCGCTTGAGCAGATAAAGACGAGCCTTGGTACGAGAGAGTTTGAGGCTTTATATCAACAGAACCCAACTGCTCCGGGTGCTACTGAATGGCCGGTAGATTTATTCGCAGATCACATATGGTGGGAAGATAAATGGCCCCAAAGGTCAGAAATTGTAGAGAGTGTAATCGCAATTGACCCTTCCAAGGGCAACGAAGCTAAACTTGGAGATTATTGCGCTATTACATTGCTGGCTCGATTACGAGATAATACGGTTTTAGCAAACCCCATAATCAGCCGGATGAGCGCCGAAGCTATTGTAGACACCGTTATCGAAATGTCACAGAAGTACAATCCGTCAATGATAACATGCGAGTCAAACTCGTTCCAGAGCCTTTTGTTAAACAACCTGTCGAAAAAAAGCGATTTGTTAAACATGAGGCTTGTAACGCAAGGAGTGCATAATGTTATCAAGAAGGAAATACGAATTCGGCGGTTAGGTCCATTTTTGGAGCAAAAAAGAATTCGTGTGGTCAAAAACCAATATGGTGCTTTATTGGTAGACCAACTAAAAATGTTCCCTTCAGCTAGATACGACGATGGACCGGATAGTTTAGAACTAGCTTTAAGGACTTTGATATCATTATGTAATGGTAAAATTAAACCGGGCGCTAAGGGTCTAAAGACCTAACTATTTGAAATCTTGTGCTTATAGTGTGGCTAGGTAGTAAATTTGATTGGAGATCCTTATGTTCGATTGGCTGAAAAAGATGTTCTCGCCGACTCAGCCAATTCGTAAGCAGGCTGTCCGTGAGTCATGGGGTTTCCCTGCTCAGCCTATGGACTGGCAAGGCGACTCCATGATGTATGGGTCAAGCCAGTATTTAGGTATTGGATTCAGTCCTTACGGCGTAAACAATCCTATAGACAGGGCCTATGGTGCGGACTACCCATTTGTCCGTAACGAGCTAGATCTTGGCAGGCTTCGTGCGGTAAGTCGTTTTATTTACAAGACAAATTCCAACGCTAGCGGTACTATTCAGGCTATCCGTGGGTATGTTATTGGCAAGGGATTTAAGCCACATTTTATTGGTTCAAACGCTGAGTTGGTTAAGCAATGTAGAAACTTCCTTAAGGACTGGATGAAGAAGACGAAGTTTATCAAGTTCCAAAAAGAGTGTTTTGAACGGTCTCAAGTTGATGGTGAAGACTTTGTGCGGTTGTTTCCTAGCGAAGACGGATATCTTCAATTCCGTTCTATTGAGCCTGAATTGGTATGTATGCCATATGATGCCACTTTCTTTGAGTGGTCGTTCGGTATTAAAACTGACGTTATAGATACTCAGAACATTAAGGGATACAACGTCCGATACAATGGCCCTAATGGGTCTGTAGGACCAGATACGTTTGTTGAAGCGGACAAGATCAAGCATATCAAGATGTTCTGCACCGAGAAGATGAAGCGTGGTGAACCTGCGTTTGCGTTTTCTACGGCGGAAATGTTCAATCTCTCGTTGAAACTTACCCGTAATGTTGGTGAGGGATCAGCGATTCAGGCAGCTATTGCAGCTATTCGGGAGCATGACGGATCGACAGCGGCCCAGATTGACGACTTCCTTGACACCCAGAAATCGGGGTATCCCTACGCTCCAAATCTTCCGAATAACTTGATGCCAAGCGCATTTGATGGTTACCAGACGGTTACCCCGGGTGCGATCTTGGATATGACGACAAATACCAAGTACATTGAGCCTCCCGGTGGGCGAAATGTTACTGCGCACCTTGAAGTGCTTCAGGGTCTGCTTAGGTGTGCTGGTAGTCGCTGGAATGCTCCTGAATGGGTTGTATCCGGTAAAAGTGGTGAGATGAGCAATGCGTCGTCTCTCACGGCGGAATCCCCATTCCTGCGTACTTGTACCTCGATGCAGGACGACTACGGGGAATTCTTCGAGTCGATCATTATGGCAGCTATGAAGAACGCTGCGTTGGCTGGGCTTATTCCGTTGGAGTGGGAGGACGAGGTAGAACTTGTTCTTACTGCGCCTTCGATTGAGGTTCGTGACAAGGGTGCTGAAGCACGCATGAACAAAGAATATGTTGAGATGGGTATCAAGTCCAAGCATCGTATTTGTTCTGAAAATGATTGGGACTACGAAGAAGAACTTGCTAATCGTCGCCAAGAAGCTGTTGAAGATCCTGTACCTCCTATGGCTAATCAGGCCCGTGTTATTCCCGGCGGAGATGGTAAACCGGCAGAGATTATCGAGCCTGTCATATTACAACAATCTGCCGATAAAGCAAATGAAGATAAAAAGAAAGACTCCAAACCGGGTGAACAAAACAAAGAATAGGAGTATAATGTAGCATGTCTAGTAATCTATCTGAAGTACATGAATCAACGTCCTTCTCTAAACTTGTCGTAGACAAGAAAGAAGGTATCATAAGGAATATCAAGATCTTGGGTCCAGTATCCAAGAACGGTCGGCGATATTCTGACAAAGCGATGCGGGAAGGTTTCCACAAGTATGAAAACGCAGTGGTCAACCGAAACCATGACCGGGAAAATCCGGTTGATCGTGATGTAAATGACCGTCTTGGTCAGATCATCAATGTTCGCTATGTGGTCGGTGAAGGTATCTACGGTGACTTTCAGTTGCTGTTGTCGGATCCAATATCTTCCAAGGTAATGGAGACCGCTGAGAAGATGCCGCATACCATGGGGTTCTCTCATTATGCCATCTGTAAATGGAAGTCTGTAGGTGGTGTGCAAGAGGCTCAAGAGATCGACAAAGTAATTTCAGTTGATCTTGTCGGCGCTCCTGCTACTACCGAAGCTATGCACGAGTCCATGAGCCATGTAGTCGGTGAGTGTGCCAAGTGCAAAAAGATGTCTTCGTTGTCATCGAACAAGGACATGGAATACGGTGACAAGCTCAAGGCTGTTGCCGAGGAATACGGTATTACGGATAACGAATCTGGATCCGATACCGATGACAAGTCAAGCTCGAAAGAGGAGAAGGGATCTGCCTCCGAGAGTTTTTCCTTTGTTGATCCCGTTCACAAGGAGTCTGCAATGGCAGAACCTGTCGTCGAACAAACTGTTGCGGCTCCCGTGGCGGAATCCACGGTTGTTGCTCAGAAGGTAGAAACTCCTGCACCTGCTCCAGCGGTTGCGGAATCTTCCAACAGTCTCTCGGAGATCGAGCATCTCTGCGATGTCGCTGGTGTGAAACTCGAAAAGGCTGTCATGGAAAGTCTTGGTGCCGTACCAAGGTCTTCAGCCGTGGCATTGATTAAGAAGATGGCTTTGGCGGAATCCGTTGAGAAGCCTGTCACTGGTTCGGTAGGCGCTCCGAGTCAGCCTTACAAGATCGACTTCGCTGCTCTTCGCAGCTAACTAAGGAGACCACATGAGTACGAATGCGAACGGATGGCGTTTTTGTCTTCCCCCTGAAGTATATGAGACCCTGAGTCTTCCGGCGATTGCTTCGACTGCAATCAACCCCGGTGATCTCATGTGTTTCGATCCTGCTACGGGGAAGGTTGAGCCTGTCAGCAAGGGAACCGCTGGTATCTCTGATACCGTGGCTTACATCGGTGCTAGTTTCTGTGGTGTGTCGATGCAGGGTAAACTTGCTACCGACTCTTCTGCGGGTACTCCCGGTTATCCTACTGGTACTGACGGTATTGTCATCGCTTTGTCGGCGATCTACATGGCGTCGGTAACCGGTGCTGCTTCGGTAGTTGGTTCTACTGTTGTCGGCGTAGTCGGTTCTGACAGCACTGTTGCCATCGGCTCTACCTCTGGTAGCGTCATCGGTCAACTTCTCCAACCCAAGGTTGGGTCCGGTACGGAATCTCTCCGTGTCCGTCTTGTTGGCAAGTTCTCGGCTCTTCGTGCAGCCGATGCCATCCCCTAACCCTGAGTAGCCAAACAGTCATAAGGAGATTTCATGTCTATCAATAAGTTTGTTCTTCGGGATGCTTACGAAAGTTGCAGCCGTAGTGGCGGGAAAGGGGTACAAAGTTTTGTTACCCAAATGCGCCATGGGCTTGGATTGTGCGATGCCAACGGCAACGATCACAAAGATGCCAATGGTAACCGCAAGCTGGATCCTAATCGTCAGCTGTTTGCTGATAATTTCAGTCTCCGTGAGGTAGCTGAAAGTATTCTTGGATCTGAAGGTCTGGCCATGCTGGACCCTATCAACGGTGAGACTTACGCCAAATATGTCCGGGCGAAGAACCACATTACTGCTGCCAGCGGTGGCAATCAGAATGCGATCTTTGAATCGACGGGTATCGGTCTCGATCCCTCAGCGTTCATCAACATCAACGCCTACTCGATCCTGACCGGTGGTTTGATCGAAGTCAAGATGCTCGAAGGGTTTAATAACCCATCGTTCATCGGTGACCAGTTGATGAAGACCATTCCTACCAAGCTGAACGGTCAGAAAATCATTGGGCTCAACCCCATTGGTGACCGTGCTGCTCGTCGTCAACCCGGTCAGCCTCATCCTCGCACTCAGTTCGGGGAACGCTGGATCCAAACTCCGGAACTTCGTGAAAACGCTTTGGCCATTGATGTGACCAAGGAAGCTGTTTTCTACGATTTGACTGGCGATATCCTCTCCAATGCCATGAGCATCGGTGAAGAACTCGGTTACCGTAAGGAACTTGAGCAGCTTCAGATGTTCTCTGGTGTAAGCAATGCCTTCAATTGGAAGGGTACTGCGTATAACACTTACGTCGCTGCTGCTGGTAACACCCTCGGTTACGCTGGTAACCTTGTTGTTTCCGACGCAAACCCTCTCTACGACTGGACCTCGATCCAGACTGCTTACCTTGCTTTCAGTCGGTTTACCGATCCTGATACTGGCAAGCGCATCTTGGTCAACCCAACCACTCTGGTTGTGTGTCCCGGCAAGCTGGCTACCGCCAACCTTATCCTTGACTCGCTCACCACCCAGTTCCGTACTGGTGGCGCTCAGTCTTCGGCTAACCCTCTGTATGTCAACAGCGGTGCGGGTAACCCTGTGTCGAACTTCGGTTCGTACAAGGTCCTTACCAGCCCCTTGCTTGAGCAAGAGTTGGTCACTGGTGGATACACCACGGCTCAGGCAACTGCGACTTGGTTCCTCACCGATACCACGAAAGCATTTGCGTACATGCAAGCGTTCCCGCTTACCATCCAACAGGCTGCACCTGCCAGCTACAGCATGGTTGACAATGGACTCGTTGCCAGCTACTTCGGTGCTGAAAAAGGTATTCCCGCTGTGTTGTCACCTTGGCACACCGCCAAACAGACCTCTGCTGCGTCCTAATCGTAGCAGGTAGGCTTATCCCCGGGCCTAAAAAACCCGGGGGATTCTTTCCACAAGGCTTATAATGAGGTGAGTGATGTCGAAGTCGATCATAATCAAGATGGGAAACCCAAAGATCAAGACCTATGCGGTCAGCTACCCTAATCTCCCTGTGGTTGAGTATCAGGTAGCAAATCCTGAAGTAGCACTAGAAAATTACCGGATTGAGTTTAACCTGTCGCCTGATCGCCCTTACAGGGCCTATACGATCAAAGAGGTAACTGATGGCAACTGATCAGGCAGCAACTAATGTCCAAATTGCTATCGACAACTTATCGGGTAAAATCGCAGAGTTGTCGGTAAACCCAAAGCCATCGTATGAAGTGGACGGCCAGCGGGTAGAATGGACAGAATACTTCCGAATGCTTTGTCAGCAATTGGATGAGTTGCGCCGGATACAGATGAAACTTCAGGGCCCTATCGTCAAGTACACTCGGGGGATTACTTACTAATGTTGTACGCAAAGATTTCTACTACTGCTTCTGGGGACACTACGGTTGTCACCGGTATCTCTGGGAAGCGTATTGTTGTCCTTGGTTATACGGTACTCGTTTCGGCGGATACTACGCTTAAGTGGAAGTCTGGGTCTACGGATCTTACTGGTCCAATGCCCGTAGTGGCATCCGGCGGTATTTCTCCTGTAATGTCTTCAGGCACTTACATGGACGAGTTTGGTGTTCTTAAGTGTGCTGATGGTGAGAACTTAGTTCTTAACTCTTCGGCTACTGCGAACTGTGGTGGTCACTTGACTTACAGGTTTGCGGCTGTCTAATGCGTGAAGCAGCGATGTTGTTTGCGTCTATCGCTGCGAAAGGCAAGAGAGGTCAGGGGCTGATAGTTCCGATCTCTCGCCTGAAGGAATTAGGTGATCAGCTGGTTAAGGATCTTCGGGATAAACTTGGAGTTGTGAACCCTAACAACAAGAATCCTTCAGTTCCCGGCGATTACCCTCACTTGGTCACTGGTGATCTCCAAAAGTCAGTAGCCTACCAGATCATTGACGGCGGTATAAAACTAGGCTACACGCCTCACTCACATGGTCAATGGTTCGGAAATGACTTCGACTATGGCGAGTTCCTTGCAAACGAAAAAGAACGCAAGGGCCCTTTCGATTTCCTAAACGAAAACGATACAAGGGCTGAGTTGGACAAGGTGTTCGGTGTCGGCGGGTATACTGTTTCAAATCACCCATACGAGATGATAGAACTGTAATGTCAGATTCTCTCGATATTACTGACGACTACCTTGTCTTTGACAACTTGATTACGCTTACCTATACACCTTTTTCTACGCCGAGAACAGAAGTAACCATTGAGAATGTCAAGCGTTACCCAGCGACTCAGGTTCCTGCATCGGTAGCCGGTACAAGTGTTCCAACGGTAGGAACCAAGTTCTGTATCTTCAAGAACGAACTAGGCTACGCTCCTGAGGCTAACGGCAAGATCGTAGATGAGGATACTGGCAGGACTTACCGGATCCTTGGTAATGTGGAAACCAGTTGGTCTAATCGCTGGGTTATTACAGGCATCGTGGATGCAGGAGAAACGCTGTGAGCGATAGCCTGCTAGGCCAGATTCTGAGTGCTACAGTAGCTAGGCTTCAGGCTGTTAGCCCAGCGTTGCCGGGTACGATTGTGGCGAGGAAGAAATTGGTTATCCTTCCCGGTGATGATTTACCAATGATCTTGGTTGGTCCTACCGAGGGGGAAACATCAAAAGATGGTTTCTTCGGCGGATTGTTCTGGACATACCCAATCGGTATCTGCCTCGTAGAAGCTGGTAACCGTGAGTATGAAACCGGTCTACAATCGTCGCTGACGACACGAGAGACTATCCGTAATGCCTTGTTGCTAAAACGCAGTGGTAGCCCACTTGGTTCAATCTCTGAGGTCTGGGATATAGATGTGACCATCGGTACACCGCTGACGATTCCCATCTCAGGGACGGGATCAAACTACCAAGCATCCAATGTACGGATGTATGTTACCACATCTGAAGCAAGACCTACCTAAGGAGTCTACACATGGCTATCGCCGGAAAAACGGGGTATGTCACCTACAAGAATACTGTTGGTGGATCCCCTATTACCTTGTGTGCAAACAACTGGAAGATTGACGATACCGCTGATGCCCTTGATACCACCAACTTTTGTACGGGTGGTATGCAGGATAACATCGATGGTATTCGGCGTGGATCATACACGATATCAGGTCCAATGCTCGTGGCTACTACCCTGCCTACTACTGGCACTGTAGTTACTGTTGAACTTGGATCGGGTACGACTCCTATCGTCTGGGCTACGGACTATGTGATGATCTCCAAGATCAACAAAAAGTTGTCTGTAGACGGAACCTATGAGTTTGAACTTTCCGGTAAAACCACTACCTCTGACGACGCTTAAGGAGTAATTCTATGGCTGCAACAAGTCCCGGACTATCCGGTAAGTATGGCTCTGTACTCGTCGCAGGTACTGAGATTCCAGCGTATGACTGGACCTATGACGAGGAAGTGGACGAACTTGATGCCACTACCTTCATGTCTAGGGCTGGCGTTGATACCTTTGCACAGCAACAAATGCTTGCGGGTATTGGGCGTTACAATGTGACTTTCAATGTCCGTCCTACTGCCTTGGTGACCTCGACAGCTATGTCTGTCGGCGCTGTGGTAACTGTAAAACTGATGGTCAATTCTGGTCTGACTGTCATGGAACGGAAGATGCGTATCACGGACAATGGCCGTAATAACGACATCAAGGCCATGACTGAACTCTCGATCTCGTGTACGAGTCTGACCAGCCAAGAGGTGTAATCAATGGCTTCTCCGACGATGTGGTCTGGCAAACAAGGCTCGGTACTCATGGAAACCCGTGAGTACCCCAAGCCGTGTGGTAGCCAGATTTTCAATGAGTCGGACCCATTAGCGTTTCCTGAGCCAACGCTTGATAATAACTTCATGACATTCAAGGACTGGACGATTGCGCTGAGCATGACTATGCTTGAACGCAACATGCCTAGTTCAAGGGGTGAAGGTTGGTATCCTACAATGCCCGCAGGAGAAATAATCCTGAATGGGCTTGTACCTCGTAATGGAAATCCTGGGTTATATCTAGGATGCCCGTTATGGTGGAAACTTCGATTGTCATTGGATAGTGATGTGTTGATGTGTAAAATTCCAGTCATTGTGTCCAAGATGGACTATGCCAACTCTATCACTACTTCGTATGGAATTAGTGTTTCTGCAAAAATAGATTGGTCGTTTGATATCGGTAGTTCAGATCCTGTTTATAGTGGATGGGTGGATACAACGGGTAACAAGATTACGCCAAAGAATCCATTCCTAAATAATTATCCATGGACTTTGAAGGGACATACCTCGTGAGTACAAGTTCTAAGCCTAGCGCAAGCGTTAGGGCTAATATCGGGAATGCGGCTGGAGCGATGCCGTTTAAGATCGGTGATCGTGAGATCAGCTACACTCTCATTGATCAGGACACGAAGGCTAAACTTGAAGGGGTGTTGGCGGCTAGAGCTAGGAACATCCTGAAGAAGGATAAAGATTTCATGTCAGACGAAGAGTATGGTATCGCTTATGGCGTGTACCATGATCGGGCTCTGACTGGGTTCTATACATTCGGGTCCAAGGCTTTCAAGGAATGGTTCAAGACTGAGGATGGCATTGCCAATGTCCTCAATGTCTGTACCGGCGTTCCTGTGAAGGACTGGGGTAAGATCCTTCAGGAACATCCTGAGGAAGTCGCTGAGTTGATTGGGCTGATCATGGATATCTCCTTCCCAAACTGGAGGGCGACTCTGACGGGGCAGTAACAGGGCCGTACAGCAGTCGCAGCAAACAGCATCACATTCTGAACATTGCCCAGACATATGCTATCCTAATATCAGAACCTTACAATCTGACATATGAGCAGATTGGTAAATTAACGGATAGACAGATCTTTGGGCACTACTTCAGACCTAGGGATTCAAAAGGTAATCCCAGACCACTTCCTGCCCCTGAACTGTATCGGGAAGTGAAGGATCTTGAGAAGATCAAGATTGAGTTCTTTTTCACTGCTTCAGCGTTCGGTATGCCTGCTGACAAGATTGAAAAGCAATGGGCAGAATACGAACAACGAGGGTATAGTTAATGAGTGGAACAGTAACAGCAACGGATCTCGGTGGAGCTGGTGGAGGGTCTTCGGACGCTGCACTGGCTCCGCTTATTGCTGCACTCACGGACAATTCTACCCAATTAATTGCATCCACAGCAAAACTGGGATTGCTTGAAACTGTTCAGCAGCAATTACAGACTGCTGTAGCTGCATTGTCGTCGTCTATCGACAAGTTGATCTCAAAGATTGGTTCTGGAAAAGTAAGTGGTGGAGGGGGATCGAAGGGTTCCGCTATTGACCGTGAACTTGACTACGATATTCGACAGTCTACCAAAAAAGCAATTCAGGAAGGCATTGATGCAGGGATGGCCTACGGTCCATCACGCATAGACTTTAAACTTGGGTCTGAATCGCAGAAAGCATTTGACAAAGAGTTTGCTCAGCTACTAAAAGAGAGTGACCTTGCTGGGCTAGCTGCTGGCATGGCGTTTGGTCCATCTCGTGTGGACTACTTGGTTGGTAAGGAAAAGGAAAAACAGCGAAGCCAACAGACTCAATACCAGCCTACTCAAGAGGCTCACGTTGAAGCGTTTAAAGCAGCGGAATTGAGTAAAGAAGCTGCCCAAGAAGAACTTGTAATTGCAGCTCAAGAGAAATCCGCTGCTGCGTTGTGGAGGCGGGGATTAGATAAAATACAAAAGATGCGAGAGGATGCCGCTGCTAACGAGTTGGCGTGGTCCTATGGTCCATCTCGTGTGGATTATTTGGCTGGAAAAGACGCAGTAAAAGAAAAAGAAAATGCTGCAAAAGAGGAAGCTGAAGCTGCTGCTTTATGGCGCAAGGGCCTGAATGCGTTAGCGAAAAAGAAATCTCGTGAACAAGACGAGCTGAATGCGCTTGAGCAAAAATATTTGCGGAGTGACTACGAGCAGCGTAGGAAGTATCAGAAGGATCAGGCCAAACTTGAATTGGCTATGGAAGCTCTTGCCAATCAGACAGTTAGAGGCGATGCGTCTAGCGAAACAGGGGAATCGAAAGACGGAAAGAAAAAAGGCTTTTCGTGGTCTAAAGCCGCTATTGTCGGCGCTATTTCAAAAATGCTAACCAAAGCGTTTGGTCCAGCGGGTGCAGTAGTGTTTACTATTGGTGCTGGTCTGGTAGCATTAAACGCAGCGATTCAAGCCAGCGTGGCAATATTTGAGAAATGGGTGTCTGGTCTAATTAAGTCTGCTGCTGCATATGCTCCCGGTGTTGCTAGTGCTGCCAGCCTAGTTCTTCGTGATCTAGAGGCGGTCGTAGGCGTGTATTCTACGCTGACACTTCAAGCAGTTATCCCATTGACAAGAGTAATCGCTGATAGGCTATACCCAGTCATGGTTTCACTTGGTGAATCCATGGCATCCTTTATTTCTGCCATAACACCAATGGTAGACTATGTGCTTGGCATATTTGGACCAGCTATGCAGTTACTTGGTAAACTTATTCAATCTGTTATTACTTTGGCGCAACCGCTTATAAGCATACTGTCATTTATCACAAATGTTCTTTCGGTTGTTTTAGGTACATTGTTTGGAGCAATAGAGGGAACCATAGATCTAATCATGGCATTGCTTAACCCATTGTTTAAGGGATTTGCATCTATGATTGATTACATAAACGGATTTGTGTGGGCTCTTCGTGAGGCGATCATTCAGCTTTCTAGCTATATTCCGTTTTTGGGTGAAGCCATAAAGAAGGCATTGACGCAAAAGTCTACTATAGGTCTGGCCGCTGCGACATCGACCAAACTCACTGGTTTCGCAGACATAGGTAACACCGCTGTCCAGAACGCTTATTTGGCAACTTCAGGCTTTAACGACCCTCAGCGAGCAGTTGCAGAACAAATTCTTAAAAATGATTTGCCTAATAAATGGGCAAAAGAATTTGAACAAAATAAAAACAATCCTAATTTGGGATTGGCCAAAGAAGATGGTAATGTAAACAAAAAGATGGCTGCTCCTGAAGAGTTCTTTGGTATGTTTAAATTTAACTTTGCAGGATAATCCATGGAAATGCAATATAGGCAGTTGACCCAAGATGAACTTAGGTTCTGTCTTACTCCTATCGGCCCGACAAGTAAAGATACAATTCAATTGTCTACGGTTGATGCAAAAGCAACCATGACAATGCATGTATCTGAACAAGCACTTCCATCGCTTATTTACACAATTCTTGGGGACACTATTGGAGGTTATCCGGGTGGATCTGCTGGGTTTGGTAAACTAAACCGTGTACCTCCTCTTGCACATGCGTATATGCCTTGGTTGTACGCTACGGCTATCTCCGGTATTTCTGGTCAAGCCTATGTTATGTGTGACCAATTTGAGGGAAAGAATGGTAATGGTACACTCATAGCGTCCAGTGATCTAAAACAAAAAACAGCCCCATTGTGGCCAAGATACAGGGAATATGTAGTAAACTCAGAATATTCCCAAAGGTCCTATCTTGTTGCTACGGACGATCAAATTACAAACACAGATGAAGTAGATTTCTTTTTACCGCAGAATACTGATTCCACAAAACCAAACAAAGCTAGCATTCCTGTTTGGAACGAGTGGAAAAGATTTTGCACAAAGACTTACGAGATTGAGGGTCAATTTTTGTCGGCGGAAATGGGTCAATATGTGATGTGGTCTAATAATGCCAATGTGCAAGGATTGCCCGCTGGTAAAGGTAATGTGCATCAACTTAGACCCGGAGCAAAGGTTGTTTACACTTGGTACGGGGTGCCTTACGAATGGCTTACAGGTCCTGATGTAACAAAAGTATTTGGCCCACCAGCGGGATTTTCAATCTTAGACTTGGCGCAAGGGACTGTAAATCAGACTAGTTTTGATAATTGGCCTGCTGGTACATTGTTGTATGTAGGTGCAAAGACAAAGCAGATTTACAACAGACCATTTCCTCCTATTACCGCTTCCAACACTCTAACTCCATCTAGGTTATGCGATCTTGAGTTGATGTTTATTTATAGGGATCCTCGAAGAAGAAATGAAGATAAAGATCCTGTCGCCGGTTTAAAGAGCAGAGGTGCGTTTATACCTAGAGGTAATAACTTAGTCCCAAACGCAAGGGATGGGTATTGGTATCCTGCCATGTATACATCAGCACAAGTAAAGATTGGTGGGCCTTTAATATCAACTACAAACGGTACACCGTCGCTGTATCCGTCATTTCCTCACCAATTACTTTTTCAAGATCCAGCGTATACTTATCAGCAGATTGGAAGTCTATTAGTCTAACCTGCTTATAGTGTAGTATTCCGAAGGATAAACTAAATGGGCTTACCACTACTTAGAGTTGGCTATTCGTCTACCACGAGTGGTACTTCGTCGGTGGCGTATGACCCAGATGCTGTTGCTTTTTTTACTGCAACTGGTATTACAAATCCAACCCAAAAGACCGCAGTCAATCAGCTCGTGCTGGACCTGAAAAGCAACTCGATTTGGTCGAAAATGTTGGCGTTTTATCCCATGGTGGGCGGGACAGCGACGACGCACAAGTACAACCTGAAAGACCCTAGGGATCTGGACGCAGCTTTTCGTTTAACCTTCTCAGGTGGGTGGACACACTCATCTACGGGTGCGCTCCCCAACGGCACCAATGGCTATGCCAACACCTTCCTTTCTCCACTCTCCAATCTTTCCACGAATAGCGAGTCGTTTGGGTTTTATGGTGGCACTTCTGTTGCGGCGGGTTCGGCAAAACAACCAATAGGATGCACGGACACCGCAACCTATGACATAATTGGGCCTAGAGAAGCGGGCGACTCCGCAATATTTATTCTTCAAAACAATGGAGTTCAAATAACCGTTTCTAACGCTAGCACTTTAGGTTTTATTTTTGGGACAAGGAACGGAGCAAGCTCTTCTATTGTTTCGATTCGTGGCACAAAAACAACCAATGGCGCTGGCTCAAACACAAGACACAATTATCCGTTTTTTATCGGCGCAAGGAATCAATCCGGCACAGCGGCTCAATATTCACCGATTGAGCACCGGCTTTCTTTCGTTGGCAATGGCCTGACTTCTGGAGATTGTGACAACCTTTACACTCTTGTTCAGGCATACCAGACCACCCTTGGGAGGAATGTCTAATGCCGCAAGTTGTCTATCCCGTAACAGAAGCGCAAGCGGCTCAACTGCGTGGTCAACAGTTTGCGCCTGATTCCTTTTTTAATCCAATTCAGGATGCAGTCGGCGTTTGGTTTATCTCGGCGGAAGAGTGGAATCAGGCGGATAAAACCGTCTGGCCATTCTTGACTGTGCTTGGATCGGAAGAGTTTGTTTTTAATCGACTCTTTGTCATTGTTGCCAGCGATGCACTCGCACAGGCCTTCGCCGCTCTTGACGCTGCGGTTCCTTTACCCAATGGGGCCAAACGGGATCCTGCCAATCCGCTCTCCGTTGGCGTCGGGCTTTCCGTTACGGGCTCGGCACCTTTTACCCATTACGGAACGACACTCAATATCACCGATACCGACCGGTTGGAGCTGCTTGGAAGTGGGATTGCTGCCGCTCCAGGGGTGAAGTTTTGGAAGGTCAGCTATCAGGGGAGCTTTTTGGAATCATCAAATGATGGTCTCGAACATTCTGCGCTGACTCCGTGGGATTGGCAGAATTGCCTTGATGCACTAGGATTGCAACAAATCCCACAAGAACTTCCATAGGAGCTACAATGCCTCTCAAAAAGGGAAACTCAAACAAAGTAATATCGGCTAACATCAAGACTGAAATGAAAGCCGGTAAGCCTCAACGGCAAGCAATCGCAATTGCATTATCCAAGTCTGGAAAGTCTAACAAGAAAGGCTCCAAGTAATGGCCAGCATTGTATACAATTCGTTCTACAACGATGTCTTTAACAGTAATGTTAATGTGTCTTCAGACAGCTTCAAAATGATGCTTACTACATCGTCGTACACTCCGGATAAGGATCATAGTAAGCGTTCGGACATTACGAACGAGGTTACAGGCACTGGGTATACCGCTGGTGGTAATGCTTGCGCTCTTACCATACTTAGCGTTGATAACACAAACGATAGGCAAGAGATCTCTGCTACGGTCACCTCATGGACTACTTCAACGATTACGGCTCGTTACGGTGTAATCTATAAGAACCGTGGTGGTGCTGCTTCCGCCGACGAATTGGTTGGGTGTATTGACTTCACGACCAACCAATCTTCCAGCGGTGGGACCTTTGCTGTAACGGTTAGCACCAATCTGCGAGTACAAAACTAATGTCTATCAGCGTTACAGTTACCGCTGACTGGGCTACATCAACTTCGTCAGCGCCATCCGGTACTACGACTAACATCGTGAATGCTGGCTGGTCTACGCAGACTAGCACAGCGTTCGCAGGGTCTGCTGCTGGTGTAGTCCTACCCTACGGTTATGTCGTGTGTACGAACAGTATGAACCTGAATGTGGTCTGTGCGGTTGGATCCATTCTTGGTCCCACGCTGAATGATCTTAACGGTTTACAATCTTCCTTGGAGGTCTAACATGGCTCAGAATTATGTAGTTGGATCTCCGGTGTTGCTGTCTGGGGCATTTTACAATGTTAGCGGTACATTTGTAGATCCCACCACGGTGACGGTCAAGATTCGATTGTCAGGTGGTGCAGTTGATACTTATGTGTATGTAACCGATCCTGAAGTCGTAAAGACTTCCACAGGATGTTATTACATTTTGTACACTCCCGCATTTGCTGGACAATATTACTTCCAATGGAGTGGTACGGGGACACTTGAGGCTTTAAATGAGTCTGGGTTTACTGTGACTGCTTCCAACTTCTAGGAGAAATGATGAACGCTCTACTTGCTTTGTTGCTGATTGGACAGACTACGATTGTAGTGGACCCTGCATCCAAGTCTACTATTGAGATCAAGACTCAGGCACAGATCTCGGTCTTGCCTACCGGGGTCAAGATCGTCAATGGTGGGGTTATTATCTTCCTAGCGAAGGACTCTGCTGCTCCGGATGTAAAACCTGTTCCTCCAGCGCCTATCCCTCCTACGCCTGTTCCTGTGGAAGATGAGTTGAATGATAGGGCAAAGGACTTTCTCAACATCTTCATCAAGTCGGTTCCCGATGCTCAGAAAAGGATTGATGCCGGTAAGGTGGCTGTTCCGGTGATTGAGTCTATAATCGGTCAAGCCGGTGGACTTGGTTGGTCTCATCCTCAAATGGTTGAGGCTCTTGCTGTCAATCTCAATGCCGCTAAGTTCGGTGAGTACGCTAAGGGGTTCAAGTTTGGTGACTGGCTGAGTAACCAGAATGCGAATAGCGTTGAGGAACTGACAGGTGTGTTAAAAGATGTTGTCTCAGCGTTGAAAGGCCCGGTGAAGTAATGTCAGATGAATACGCACTTCCTGTTGATAATGGTTGGGTTGCTCCTGAAGAAGGGGTCGTTGAGGCCTTCAAGGAAACACTCCAATATCCAGAGTTTTCAGATGTACCGATCTACGGTGCAGAAGAAGCCCCGGATACTGTCCTCCTCTTCAAGAGTGTGGAAAAGGTCACTGGAAAGCCCCTCCCGGCGTTGAATCAGGGTGCAGTTGGATCCTGTTGTGGTTTTGGGTGGACTAATGCTGCACAAGTAACAGCCGCTGTGGAGATTGACAATGGCGACAGGGAAACATGGAAGCTACTTTCGCCAAGTTATGTCTATGGGGGCAGTAGGGTACTTATCGGCGGTTCTGGTCGTCCTCCCTTCCGTGGTGATGGCTCAAACGCTGTCTGGTGTGCTAAGTTCTCTCAGCAATACGGTATCGTCTCCGCTGAGGAAGCAGGGGTGTACACCGAAGCTCAAGCGAGAAAGTGGGGATCCGAAGGGCCTCCAAAGTCCCTGCTCGAATCGGGCAAAAAGCATCTGATTAAGACTGTTACTCAGGTCAAAACCATTGACCAGTTGGTTGCAGCTATATCGGCTGGCTATGCCATTCAGATCGCATCCAACGCTGGGTTCACTCAGACCCGTGACAAAGAGGGCTTCTGTCGGCGTAGTGGCGTATGGAATCACTCCATGGCCATGATTGCATACAAGGATCGAAAAGGTAAACGACCGGGTGTTTTGGTTGTTAATAGCTGGGGTCCAAACTCAGCGTCCGGTCCTATGGTGGATATGCCTAATGGTGCGTGTTTCTGGATCAGTTTTGATGATGCTAACTACATCTTGAGGCAAGGAGACAGTTGGGCGTATTCTGGAATTGATGGGTTCAAACAGAACAAGCTAGATTACTCTGGCTTAAATTACTAAGGGGCTTATAATGTTAGTACCGTATCCTGTTGAATTACCTACAGAAGGTTTGATGCTTCTTCTGGACAAGGTTCGTGGCAAGGATGTTCCTGTAGCAGACCTTGTTCATGTAGCTTGGAATGTTGCAGGCTATGGCCTGAACAAATTCATTCCTACCGAGAAACTTGTAGGTGCAGAGAATGTTTCTGAAGAGGAAGCTATTCTTGCGCTGATCGAAGCCAACGAGATGAAGCAAGGCTTGATCTCTGGTATCGTCATTTCTGTAGCAATCAAACTGGCGCTGAAGATCTTGGCCAACTACATCTCTTAGGTGTATACATGGAGAATGACATGCAACTCGTAGATCTGGTCTCCGCTGTCAAAGAGATCGGGCTTCCTGCTGTAGGCATTCTCGTGGCTTTGTATGTCTTCGTGGTTAGTTTAAAGTGGCTTGGCATTGAAGTTATCAAGCCACTTGCTGAACGACACATATCGTATCTGGATCAAGCATCGAATACATTAGCCAGCGTAGCTGCTGCGACTACAAGGATACTTGAAAATCAATTGGAATGGAAGCCTGAAGGAATGAGGCTTACTCGTGCGCTGGAGAAGATTGATACGGTGGACAAGAGGACTGAGGATCACGGTACCAAGCTGACCGAGATCCATGCCATGATTAAGAACAGTAAGGCTTAATAGGTAATTACATGGGTGACTCCCCTCATATTCCTATCTGGGTCGTCTAATCGTTTAATGTATTCGTAAGCAGTAGATAGATCGTATACTTTCTGATCATATCTATGGACAAGTTCAGCTAAGAAATCATTTCTACACGTTTCACGAATTGTTTCTCGCATTAGTTCAAGTTCACGCTCAAATAGACAATCAGGCATTGAACTCATCGCATCCTCCTATTTAAACTAGAAACCAAGAATCGCTGTTATCGCTATCCCATCAGCAGGCACTGTACCGGGTGCCACTGGTGTGATGGAAAAGTTTAAAGTATTACTTCCAGCGGATACAGCTACAGTAACATTACCAGCAGCAGACAGGTATGTCGTACCATTGATCTGAACCGTAGGCTGGAACGAGTAGGTTCCTCCTACAGTCAGCGTCACTTGGATGTGCCCTGCTGAGATCATGGTGAATGGTATCGCTAGCTGTGCGTTCTGGAATGAGCCTAAGGCATCATTGCCAGCTACAAGCGTTGATAGGCATCCACCAACGATGTACGGTACATCAGGGCGTTCCGACGCTGTATAGTGCATCCGAGTCTGTGTAGTCGGCGTACCGAATCCACCCGGGCATAATGTAATCTGGGCATGTGGAGTCCAAAGGCCAATGTTCATGGAGTGGAATCCCCCACAAGTACCCATGTGTTCGCAGCAGTCTGAATGATGCTACATCCTGAGTACCTAGCCCGTAGTTTCAACCCGGGTGTACCATTTAAAGTAACACCTGATCCCGGTGCTACAGTAACCTGCCCAGTGTTCAATTGAACAAGATCTACTCCAGTACCGACAGGAAAGGCTACAGAACTGTTCGGTGGAATAGTTACCGTGATACCGGATGTATTACTCAGCGTTACCCTATTGTTTGCATCGCCGAGAACAAGGGTGTAGGTCGTGCCAGTCTGCGCATTTACAGTCGGCGCTGAGGAACCACCAGAGGCAGCGATAGTAATGTTTGACCCAGCAGGGGTCACTGTCACATTGGTCCCTGCAACGATACTGAGTGCCCCTGTAAGGCTGTTAAGGCTTGACACACCTCCTGAGCCAAGGGCAAGGACATCTGCGATTGTAGAGCGTCCTGCTGGCCCTCCCGTGGGTGTTACGACTAGATAGTCGGCTGTAGTCGCTGTTACATCAGCAAGTTCGTCTGGTCTAAGAGGTGTTCCCACTTAACTTCTCCTCGTATAATCGTCACACTTCAAACATAATTGAATCGGATTCATGTGGGTAGGCTCATTTGATCTAGTGTCCCAATCTACGCCGGATGTACGACATACTCCGAACTTGGAACATTCCTTCATAGGCTTACCAGAACATCCACATCCAGCAACGGTCTCAATCTCTTTCCCAGCGTAGATGCAAGGCTCTCTCATCCTCTCGGTCCATACCGAGTGAGTCAGTTTGAGAGGCTTTTTGGCTACTGGCTTGGATATCGGTTCTTCCATAGCCATCGCTGGAGCATCCATCATGACTGGAGCCTTCTGCCAGACAATGATATCGTATGGCTTCAGTTCAGAACCGTCAGCACCAAAGACTAAATAACTGGAATCAGACGGATCGTATACTAACGCATCGTCTTCAATGTAAGGCCAAGGTCCTGTAGTCGGAGGATGCTCATTTCCATTGTAGCATCCTGCAATCTCAGGAGATGGAAACTGAAGCATGTAGATCGTCAACTTAGCGTTGAATGTGGAAAACTGAATCACATCTACATACGGGATCGAGTCCTGAATGTGGGTAATGTCTGCTCCAGACTTAACTACCCAAGTGTCGCTATCACCCCGGCGCATACCGACGCAAAATGAGCCGCCATTAACTCGCTTGACGAATACCTGAAATCCCGCTGCTTTCCCGAACTGAATCTGCTGGGTAGCCCCAACCACATCGTCACTAGGGCACCCACATCCTCCGATGCTATTAGCGGAAAAGAACTTGGGGGAGGGATCCGCAACATAGTTTCCGGCTGTTGGCTGTGTGACATAGAAACACCCATGTTCCTCTGTCGAAGTCGTAGCGTTAGCACCCATCTGTACAAACTGTGCCCTGAACGCTGGGACAGGACTTACTGCCAACGGTTCAATCAACGCTGACATACACGAGTAAGCGTGCATGTTCGTTGACATGTTACAGCGGTTGGTAGTCAGCGGTCCACCGTTAGCCGTACCATCACATCCGAACTGTTGAGGAATCAGGAAGACTGAGTACTGTACATACTGTACACAGCCTGAGAGTCCTGCACAGGATGGGTTGAATCCTTCCAGATCAGAAACATAGATCCTGTTCTTTGTTTTGTCGGGTTGTGGAGTCGTAATCGGTATCCTGCCTCCAAATGACCCACAATTGGACCATACGGGCAGATCGGGTGGATTGTTGGGATCTAGGTCAACTGGATTCACAAGCCGTTCTAGGGCCACTGAGACGGTCACAAAGTTAGAGTCTGGGTCAATACACATCGTCCCTGACATACGCAGGGTGTATCCTCTTGGTGGATCAGTGATCAGGGCAACATTGAATGTACCTGTGTAACCATTCCAACAGGTTGCTTGGACAGGCTCAAGGCTGGGGGCACATCCCAAAGGGATCTGGTAGATACCGCCAAGGCATGGTGAGGATAATGGATCATCCTCTCCACAGACATTAGCGTAGAACTTTACTTGGATGGTTCCTGACTGCTGTGGCCATTGAAGCGAGGAACAGACGAGGGAACATTCAAGATCTGGGTTAGTCTTGGCTCTTGGTGTCGGATCGCATACATCGAACGCAGGTGTAAACGATTTGGAACAGAACATCGTATCAGCTTTAGCCTGAGCAAGTTCCTCTGTGTCATAGGGACCATACGCTGTGGTAGCAATAAGTCTTGTTGGCGGATTGTCAAACTCCGCAACTACTGCGGTGTTTGTGTTGCTATTGTACGCACAATATGCGTAGAATCCCTTGGTAGTGTTAGGTCCAGCAGGAGCCTCCAAAGGATTGAATGGAACGATGTTCGCAGCGTTGGCAAGCTCTTCGGTATCGAATGGCCCGAGAACACGGATGTAACCGGGGGATTCGTCAGATTCGACGACAAAAGGATACCCTGCATTAGGTGAAGCTACTTGCAGGGTGAACGATGTTTGTACGCAGAGCCAGAATGGCATTACTAGATCCTACAAGTAAGGAGGCCAAGAATACACATCATAGCTACGATCAAGTAAAACTTTACCTTCACTTCAGACTCTGGTATCTTGTCACGAGTAGTAGCGATGTCTGCAAGACCTAGGCAGGAAAGAAAGAAGATCGCTATGTATAATCCTTGCATAACTCACCTCACGCTGTAAGATAGATACGACCGCCTGACCAAGGTATTGTATATGCCTTCGTCGGCGTATGCAGGGGATTGTTTGAGTTATCCGCCAAGTTGAACTGAATGCTTCTGGTCTGTTTCATCGAGTTGGTGAGGAAGAAGTAAGGGTCGCTGGGAGATACCGATCCAGTCTTCAACCCTTCCTGAGTGTAATACCACCAACGCTCCGTGAATAGCCTAGGACTCTTAAGCGTATATCCGGGCAGCGAGGTGACCGATAAATATGACCATAATTCCACGGAAAAATACTGTAGTTCAGTATCAAGGTATCGAGTAGGATCCTCAGGCTTTAACACCGGTTTGAGACGATCCTTGATCATCCCGTTGAAGATGAAGAGCTGGAAAGCCATACCGTCGGCGGATCCAATCTGAGTGTTCTGATCGTTGTAGATCTTGATGGGATCACAGAATGGGCTGAATCCAATCTGGTAGTCTGCTTTTGACTTGTCGATACTTGACTCAGTATCCTCGTAAAACTCTTCGCCAAGGAATGGCTCCGTTACTCCAGCGGAGTGCATCATGTATTGACTGGCTGATGCACCATCGTTGTAGATGTTACCTAGCCAATCCGTTCCAATGTCAGTCTGTAAAGGATCCTGAGGATAGAAGTCAGTCCAATACACATCTGTGAACCCCTGCATGATCGGGGATACATTGGATCTCTTCTTCACCAGAGGAAGAACACATTGACTGTTCTTGAACCTGAATCCCTTAATAGTCTTTGAATAGATCGGGAAGAATGGATTAGTAATCTTGTATGGACCTACCTTGCTATCCAACTCGGCTAGGTCAAAATACCATTCGCTGGGTAATTCCTTATCACCAGTCTGTGGAGTGTAACCGTATGCGTAGGAGGATTTACCCTTCAGCGTAGGAACCATAGGGTAGCTAGTATGCGTTGAATCATACCAACATCCACCGGATGTAATGTCAGTCTGTGGGGCAGCTACATCGTTCACACCCCATACAATGTGGGCAGTAGCCTGTCCGAGTTGATACCCAGACAGGACATTGGAAAAGCAGGAGCCTTGTAGGCGTGTAGCGTGAAAGCCTCTACCCATTATTGTTTACTCTGGAAGTGAGTAGTGCATTGCGTAGATCAAGTACTCTACGCCGAGCATCCATAAATCGATAGAAGCAGGCTGTCAAATAAAATTCGGTAGTATCTTTGTCGATCAATTCAACAAATATCTCTCGTATGGTCTGGTAGTATTCCTCAGCGTTCTCATACTCCTTCTCCAATCCATTATCCATTATCCTACTCCTGTTATTTCAACAGCCATCGAACAAGTCTCTGCTCCTACTACTAGGAACCCAGACCAGTTCGCTGAGAATACCCAATTAGTCCCATCCCACACGCATGAGCCTTGGTTCAACGCTGTGGTAACATAGTTCGTAGTGAACCCAAATATTCCTGTGCCAGTATCATGTTCACCCGGTATATACGCTGGGAGATTGATCGTAATAGCAATCGGGTGCCCAACTGTTATATAAGTTGTGGAACATGGATTGTTCTGCGTCCATGTTACTGCATAGGTACCGTCAGCGTAGGGACACACTAAAGGCGCAGTACCGGAATAACTTACTGTACCAGATATGGATGACGGCAAGGATTCAATGCCACACTTGGGCCATGGCCTGAGCAATGCTTCATCTGGTGAAGACTGATCGGAGTAACAATTGAAACTAGGCATGTGGACCAAACTTTTCTATGTCATCAGCGAATCGAATAAGATCGGCTGCAATGTCTTTGGCTACCTTAGGTGTAAATTGATACACCAGTGTTTCACCGTCAATCTCAAAATGCAATTCTACATTTTTCATGTACGGACTTATCCACACATCCCTTTTGTATTCATCCATATGTATTGTGTACATCATTACCCCTAGTATGCAACCACAAGAATGTTAGCCGTACATTGTACACTGGTTACCCCAGCGGATCCAGATCCTCCACCGAGTACATCCCAGATCATCGTAGACGCTTCCACTTCACCACGAGGTTCAGCGTAGCTGAATGTGTAATACCCACGAGACTTAATAAACACTTCTTGGTCTACTGTCAGACCTTGGGTAACGATAGGATTGTATAAAATAAATGTACTAGGTGTTCCGGTAGTACCGGGATCTAGTACTACTCCACGGCCAAACAGTTCATCATCTTCCAGCGTGAGTCCATTGGTGTTAGCATTGATAGCTACCCATCCATAGACATTAAGAGCATCGCCGACAGATGGGGTGATCTCCCTAGACTCCGTGATACGGACATGGATCGGGGAATTGTCCTTGACATCTAGTACGATGTCTCCTCCCTGACTAGCAAGGGATAGAGAACTCTGATTACTGCTTTGTACTGCCATTACCGAGCCCTCCTATGAGCCCCGGGAACAAACCGAGAATCAAACTTCACTTCTTTCATCACTATTGGCTCAGGCTCGGATGCTACATGAACATCCACCCTCTCACCCATCTCAAGTATAAGTTTCTCAGCGATGGCGTCAAGTGCTGATGAGATAAACTGTCGGTCATACCCGAGCATCTCACCAATGGCTGACATGGATACGCCATGAACATACCGACAGATTAGGATGAATCCTTCCATCGGTGTCAGGGTGCAATCCTCGTTTACTACCACATCTAAGAGAGCCTGACGAACATCAATCTTGTCCTCGACCTTCAAGTTCTTCCAGCGGTTCCTAGATACTTGGAACTCACACGAGATAGACTTCCTAGCGATCTCGTCTTCGCTGAGAAGATGGACTACCTGAGCATTAGCCCACCAGATTTGATCGCCGGATAGCATCCGGTCCATGATACGGTCAAAGATCCTGTCATACTTTAGGTTCCAGTTGGGATCATCTGAACGCTGGAGGATGTCATGGATTTGGGTGGCAATCCCTTGGACGATAGCCCAGTCCTTCGGGGTAGGTTTGTCAGCGTCTGATGCGTTAAGCCAGCTCATATTCAATCCCAGCTTTCGCCCAAGAGTCCATGGTTGCATCTTTTCCGTTCTTGACACAATGAACGATAAAGTTTGCGAATCTACTATTACTTACCACGGCCACAACATTACCACGGCGATCCATTATTGATTCGCCGTCAGCATACCAAGGGTAGTCAAACTGTCTCAATCCCATTTCACGCTCTGTCATCCTAACCACCCCATGTCTTTCCAATAGTGGCTTCTACCTCACAAGGAATATCCCCTAGCAGAGGCTGCATCGCCTTTGTCATTATCATCTTAAGCCAGTCTGCAACTTCTGTTGCACAATAATCAGGACAAGTTAATACAATTTCATCATGGACTACAAGTAGTAATTTAATTGGGTACTTATTCCTTTGATCCCAAAGATCAGCAATAGCTTGTTTCATTCCATCAGCGGATGTAGCCTGAACTGGTGTGTTCACACGCTGAGTAAATGGTTCCTTTGTCTTCCACTTCTTTGTCTTCTTATCCTGAACCTGCGTGTCAATCAGGTTGTATCGCATCCTGCCCCATGGAGTCCTAATCGTAGTAGGCTTCTTTCGTTTGACCTTGTTATGCCATTTCTTCAACCCACGATATGCCTTGAAGAACTTGGTCTTGAGTAATTGAACCTTTTCCAGCGGAAGTACCATACCCCAGTTAGCAGCAAGCTGTGTCCTCAGCGTACTAGCACCGCAACCGTAGAGTAGGCCGAAGTTCAAAGCCTTGGCCAGAGTCCTATCTTCCTTGGTAGGCTTCTCTACGCCGAGTGCATCCTTAGCGGTTTTGGTATGCAAGTCTTCCTTATCTAGGAATGCTTGACGCATGGATGGTTCCTTGGCTAGTTTAGCTGCCATCCTTAACTCGATGGTGGAGTAGTCTGCTTTAACAATTGACCATCCTTCATCTGCCACGAAACATTTTCGGTGGGATCCCCTTGGGATCTGTTGCATGTTAGGGTTATTACAACTGAATCGTCCAGTCTCCGGACGGCACTGAACGAACTCAGCGTGAACTCGTCCATCAGAGCCCCTAAACGACAACCAATCTGGTCCAAAAGTTTTGATGACTTGGTCACACTTTCTCCATTCCTGAATCTTGTTGACGAAGGGATAATCACCGAGCAACGCTAGGGAGGCTTTGTTGGTACTCTCCAGAGGGATCCCCAATCGACCAGCCGCCTGTTTGATATCTGTCGGCTTGCGCCACGAATACGGCGACCCAAATGTTCTCGGTGGAACCATCTCCTTCAGTTCCTGAACCAGTCTGGTACGCTTGGAGATGGCTTGGTTGTAGAGGGTGATCCAGCGGTTCCGGTCCACTGCCACACCGTTCATACGCATCCACAGAACGGCTTTCAAAGTCTTGTGTTCCAGTCTCCATATCTTCATCATCCTTTGTTCTTTGAGAAGACAGACCAACTTCTGATGTAAAGGAATCAGATATTGAACATCCAACGCTGCGTAATCAAGCTGCTCCTTTGTTAATGCACCAGACCAATCAGACTTCTGGTGCTCCTTATCCATCTCGATACCGAGTTGCATGGATAACACGCTGGCAAGGCTGTTTGAAGTCTTGTAGCCTACATTTAGCAAGAATGACCCGATCAGCGTATCACGAAGAGAGTTGGCAGCGTAGTCGAACCCATGCTGGATCAGGAATGGGCCATCAAAGGCCCAATTGTGTGCGATTACAACCTTATGCCTAATAGCCTCTAAGACTGGCCTAGGATCAACCATAAAGCAGTCAATGACAAAGGTTTCCTCAGCGTCTGTCCTGATCGTTAGGAGACGCATCTTGCTGTCGTGGAACGGCTGAAGCCCCGTTGTCTCCGTATCTAGCGATAAGATCGAAGAGGCCGTTATTGCATGGAGTACATAATTGATTTGTGAAATCGTGTGTATAAAAGTGTATTCCACAGTGTTTACATCGGTTCTTCCACTGGCCTTCTTGAACATCCATCACCTCACCGTAATCCTTTGAAACCTACTGGCTACTTTCTCAGGGTTGAAGCAGTACAGCAGCTTCGCCGGATCACCCGGCTTTTCCCCGATCCACTTTATCATACCACAATCCGTACGCATTTCACCATTGAAAAATGCAATGTCCATCCGATTTACAGCATCATGTAGTTTACGCCGAGAACATTCGTACCACACCCAATCGTTTTCATCAGCCAGCCTGACCAGATGCCACCATGCGTTGAAGTCATAATTCTGGCTCCTTCCGTTCACCCGTTCAGACATTGCAGGGTATTCCCAGCGTTCCCAGAGAATGTCTTGGTAGGCAAAATGATATGTTGGTCTGATCGATATCTGTACCGAGAACTCCCCTGACGGAGTGACTACGATTGCATCGTGACCAGATATGTCGTCTATGCCTCCACCAGCGGTAGACTTGATCTGGTACTCCATGGGAAGTTTACCGGATATTGTACGGAGTAGACGCTGGGTAAGCGATGCTGCTTCATCGTAGCGTGTCTGTTTGGGTTGGTCGGCGAAGTTCATTGCTTCTCCTTAAAGAACTGATCCACCACACGCACTGCCCATCGAACACCGATAGTGTATGCAATAATCATACTTGCGAAATAGGCAACAATTCCCCATTCCATATTATTTCGTTACCTTCCAATAGTAAATAAGTTCCCCTTGCATGATCAGTAGTAGGATTAACTTCCGTATCTATAGGAAGTATATCCCCATAAACATCTCTCGCAAGAACATCCACATTACCATATCCATTTTCAATATGGTCATTAAGAGTATCACGCAGTTCCTTAATAGTCATACTCACATCCTTATACAAAAAGGCCCCCACTAACCGGAGGCTGGCTAGTGAGGGCTGGTCCATCGGTAGCGAACAGATGGAATTAGTACGCTGTGGAGATCCTGCTTGACATCCTTCGCCTTCAGCAGAACCATGTGGAGTGACAGGAAATGATGAAAACATCCCATCCTACCACAGCGTAAAAAGATACCCACTCAGTAGTTCACGCTGGTTGGCCCATTGAGCAAACAATGAGTTAAGTAGCCTGAGTGAGTAATTGAAGCAAAGAGGGTGCCATCCTCTATTTCCCCTAATCATAAGGGGTGTCCTAGTGTTAGACGATTGCTTCACTCTGGTTAGCAACCAGCAAACATCTAGCGTAACGGAAGCTAGATTTTCCGATCAAGTCCATCTGGGCCAGTCCGGGTTCCCCAGACAAGATGTTCTTGACACTACTATCTTACTCACCACTTCCTAGAAAGGCAAGTCATCTTGCGATTTCATCCCAGAAGTTTTTGGCTGGCTGGGATCCACTGGATCAGGAACAGCAGGAGTACGGGTAGTACGCCGAAGAGCGATGTACCAGCTACCAGCATCGTCTTTCCCAGCGAAGACGATCTTCCCTTCTTCCTTCAACTCCTGAATAGCAGCATTCATTGCTGCACGAGTCTCGACGGTACGGGTAAGGATATCCTTAAAGTCCTTGCCGTCAGGCTTGGTAGCCAAATGATCCAAGACTTGTTGCTTGAACTTGGCCATGGCCTCAGGGGCAATGTTAGGCTTGGGGAACCGTTGCCCACCACCACCCGGGGTATACACAGGCTTTGCGCCGGGGTAACAGAAATCCTTGCTGTGAAGTTGTCCTTCCTCCTCCAGCTTCTTGATATATCCAAAGGGCGTAGCCCAATCCTGAAGTCCAAGTTTATCCTTGATCGCCTTAGCGATCTTGATCTTTTCAATTCCTGTTGCAGGTGCATTGCTCAACAACTGCACAGCAACTTCCTTAGCGATAGCAATACTCATTTCAACTCCTAATATGGCTGACTCGATAAAGATACAGGCTCTGACCCGACAGTCGAGTCCACCCATTCCTTGATATCAACTTGTGAAAAACCTTGCGTTATGCGCCGGGTGTTGCCAGCCATCCTTACACCCGAAGCCTTAATGCGTCGTTCTGCCTCCTCCGGCATCATCGAATTGATCGTGAATCGGAGGGTGCCTGTGTTACATCTGAAGTTCGACTTAACAACCTTCAGCTCGGAGCAATGCTCCTCTTCGTTCTTAGTGATCATCAGCGTAGATCGTGAAAGGTTCGGGATACCCACAGATCCTAGGACCTGCTTCACCCCTGTACCTTCACCCTTGTTCAAGTGGACGAGACCAACATAGGCTGTATCCAATTGAAGTTCTTGTGTGATCTGAAGAAGTTGCTCCAAGGTTTTACGGATACCTTGGTTCTCATTCTCAGATCCGCTGAGATAACTGGTTAATGGATCTAGGATTACCAGTTTCGGTTTCCTAGCGGATAGGAGGGCCCGTACCGAGTCCGGGTCGTCCAAGTCAACATGTCCCTCACGCAGCACGAAGATGCGTTCTAGCGCTGCTCCCTCGCTGATTAGACGGGGAAGAATCTCTGTCTCAGCGCCTTCCTCCTTACTGATCCAGATTACATTTCCTTTGGGTACTCCGTCGATGTAGGCGGATGCAGGCAGGCCAAATACACGCTTGCCCTGAGAGACTCTTGCGGCCAAGTGACCGCATTGGGATGACTTTCCCACTCCCCCGCCACCGGCCAGTACACAGAGGGAGCCCGACAAAACCAATCCCGGTACAAGGAAGTTACGACCTCGTAGTACAATGTCGGGATGAGCAAGTGACTCAAAGCTCGCCCCGCATGGGAGCCTAAAGCCCGTGGTACTCGGATCCAGTTGAAAGGTTTTGGCATCACGAACAATTCCATGGAATTCATCAACTTCATGCTCCTTTAGCCAGTCAACGATATCCTTCCCGTCATTGTCACCGGGCCATAGGTCAACGACCTTGATTGATTTGGCGCCTGTTGCTTCCATGTCCAATGCAATATCAATAGCGTGGGATCGTCCCACTGCATCTGCATCAGGCAGGATAACAATGTTTCTCCCAGCGAATACATGTTTGAAACGATAAGAGATCTTGCTCCATCGTCCTGCACCGCCGGGGTTAGTTGTTACGATCAGGCGATCAGCATCGCCGAGAATATCAGCGGCCTTCTCCCCCTCTACCACATAGATCGTCTGATCCTTGGTGGAGGAAAGAATGTCACCGAGATTGTAGGGAGGTATCTCAGTGCCTGATACTACCTTGTTGACCCACTTTCCTTGGTCATTCTTGGTAGATTGGAAGAAGGCTTTCTTCTCGATTCCATGCAGGATAGGATCACTATCCCTGCGTGTCACTTTAAGGACTACACTTCCCTCATCATCGGAGTAGTTGTAGACCTTGGTTACTGGCCAGTCGAAGATATCATACTGCTTGATACTGACGGGCTCCATTTCCTCAGCGGTAAGATCTGGGCCAATATCCTTCTCTACGATCTCTCCCATTGAACTGAAGGCTAGACCTGCCTTCTTTACGATGTTCTTTGCAGAGCATCCATGAGAAAAACAATAGAGTAGAACCTTGCCAGAATCAGACTCTGAGATGGAGAGGGATGGGTTATTATCGCCGTGAGCCGGACATGAGGCTACATACTCCTTTTCACGGATCTTGGTGAAGTGTTTGAATCTACGCTTCAGAAGGTCTAGCTGGGATTCTACTGAGATCACTTGGTATCCTCCGCTGGGATGTACCATGTACACTGGTCATGATTTTGCAGATAATACTGAAGAGAAACGCCTATATGAAAATCATTCCAACTCTTGTAAAAATCACCTATGCGAATTTTTACATGAGGGTTACGGCGTGAAAATTCAACCGCAGTATACCAAGGGGCTTCTTTCCATTTTGAATACTCTTGCCATTCCGCTTTCAAATCTTCTTCTTCTACAACATCAGAACGAAACATTTCATTATCTGATACAAACTCAAGTCCTTCTGTGCCAAGCTGCAAGATATAGACTACATTAACAACTTTTCTACAATATTTCTTACCTTCCAACAATCCCGGAATAATCTCAGCAAATTTCATTTCAGTCTCCTTCCAATAAAAAGGCCCCTCCACATGAAGGGGCCAAGAATGTTATGACTAGACCGTCTGCTTCTTCGCCAAGTCACCCGTAACCTTGTCAATGACCTCTTTCAGTTTGGTATTGGGTACTTCAGTGATTACCTTCTTACCAAAGTGAGTAGCGAGCTGTGCAAACCAAGTACCAGTGTCACGGCCAGTCTTGATCGCCAAGTCTTCCAGCTTGGTCAGCGACCTTTGCTTCTCAGTGACAGCTACCGACTCTTCCTCAGTCGGAATAAGATCTGGTTCAACCTGCTTCTCTACTGCTTCGCCGATAGGCTTGGCAAGGTAGTTTCCGGTGTTTACGATCTCACCGATCATGGCTCCAATCTTCTCATCAGGACGATTGAAGATCTTGTCAGCCATGTCAAACAGACGAGTCTTGGATACCTTGGCGATATGCTCAGACGAAATCGTCATCACATTGTCAAGTTCGTAAGTAATACACTGCTTACCACTGCGCCAAACAGGGGTAAGACCCAGCTTGGTGACCTTCATCTTCTGACCGGGTTCCTTGCTGTAGTCGTAAACGATCTCGCTACGAACAGTAAGGATCAGGTGGATAGGGAAGGTGGTAATACGATTGATCAGTTTGTCAATCTTCTTCGTGACAATGTTCCACCCAGCGGAGCTATTGCCATTGTTTACGCTAGCGATCTCATCGACCTGAGACAATGCGCCACCGTCACCACTCCAGAAGTGGGACAGGCTGTCAATGACAACGATGTCATAGCCACCTTCCACAGCACCTGTAAGTGCATCCTGCAACTTCTCGATAGTGTATGGCGCTGAGATAGTCAGCGTGTCAAACCCATTCTTGATGTGATTGGTGTAAAGCTGCTCCTTTCCACCTTCCGTTCCGATGAATGCGATCTTACCATTCTCGCCGACAAGACCCCGAGCCATCTTCAGGCTGGATAGTGTCTTACCTGCTCCGGAGGGTCCAATCACTCCCAGCGTCAGCTTGATCGCTTTTGTCTCTGCCTTCTTAAACATTGACATTCTTCAACTCCTTAAAATACCTGTTCAAATCACCAAGAGGACGAAGTTCACTCAGTTCTATTCCCAGCGATTCCTCTTCATCACTAGGTAACCCTGATGCCGTAATCAGGATCTTCCCGGAATCCATTATCGCAATGTCATGGGCCGGCGACCAGTAGATTCCGTTGGTGGTATCAACTATTTGAATGGGTACTAGCCCATACGCTTTGTGGATACCCTGCATGGCACGAATCTTCCGTGCTGCTATGTGGACCTTGCGTATAGCCCCTGTGGTCAAGTTCCAAGGGAATATCGCAACATCAATGATTACCCGGCGCTCATGGTTATGGACTAGGATTGCATCCCATCCACAGTAAGCACCCATATCGGCTACACAGTCATCACCCCATAGGGCAATAACCATTTCAGCAACCTGATCAATACGCATGGACTGCGACTGATCCAGACACCAACGCCGACGATAATTGACTCCTCCAGACAGGCCATTAAAGTACACTGCTGGATCATAGCTTGGGAACAAAATGGACGGTCGTGTTCCAGCAAGCCAATCGTTAATATCAATCACCCTGATCTTTGACAAGATCGGGTAGAAGTCGTCATACCAGTCGTACCCACAGAAGAAGATCTCTTCTAGTAGAGTCTCAGCCAGATCCTGACGATCTTCCTCAGCGATGCCCCAAGCAGCGCCGAGCATACTGATCAACCCATGGAAATTATTCGACGAAGTGACATAGATCCTCCTGTCGATGGAGGAACATGGCACTAAAAATTCGCTGTATGGGTTGACCTTGCGTTTCACTTGGAATGTATGGGTCTAAAATCACCAAAGAAAATGACTTCTGCAAGTTTTCTTGCATCAACCGCTTCCTGAAGTTCTGTGTAGACACCTAAGTGAAACCTTTTTCCTCCAAAAGAAATATATGCAATCCATTTGCTTAGCTTAGCAAACCACCTAACTCCCGGAAAACCAGAAGTATTATTTTTGTACTTTGACCTGTTCAGACTATTTTCTGCTTTGGTCGCCAAACGAAGATTGTATGGCGCATTGTTACGCCGATCCCTGTCAATATGGTCTACATCCATACCATCCGGAATAGGGCCTTTGGTAATTAAATAAACAAGCCTATGGGCTTGAAATCTACAATTACCAACCTTGACATGTAGGTAGCCACTCGATTTGTGGTAAAACTCCGCCGAAGAATTGGACTCTGATGCCAATTTCTTAGTCAGTTTTCTACGCAAACAATTTGAAGTGGGATCAAAATAAAGATACTCACACGCTTCCTCTTCCGTAAGATACCTCATTAGCATCCTCCTTAGTTCACATAGTCTTCAAAATCACCCGGATGCCTATCGTCAATCATTCGTTCCTCATCACCCCAGTCGTTTATGTCATATTTCGGCCTATTGAGTGATTCCCCTTTTATAATGGGTACATCCTTATCTGCAGTAAATCTAATCTGTGCCTGAGTCCTTCCAGTACCAAGGACCTCAACACAAATGTAACCACCAGTTGGCAAAGGCAACCATGTTTTACTGCCAATTGGTCGAGTTAATTCAAGTGATCCGTAGGACTTGTCGTGAACAAGAGGTACGGTAAAAGTAAACTTTCGTGACATTAGACTTTCCTGTTCTTTTCTTCCAGTTCATGGACAAACACATCAACGAATGCAGGAGTGTCCCCTCTGTATCCTCCGAGATACTTCAGACTTATCTCCTGCACTACATCGTAGCAATCGTCCGTAATTACACAGCATCTAACTAGGAGGTCGCAGATCGCTTTCGCCAGGTTGTCCAGATCCCGACCCCGCCTCAAACCAGTCCCACCGCTGACCAGTATCTCCAACCGAGCTAGCGATAATGGATTGGTCGATTCCCCAAATACTGATTCTACTTGCGGACGATGGGTGTCGATCCAAGTCCTGTAGTGAGGCGCTAGGTAGGTCCCTTTCTTCCCCCTTCTCCAGATATTGTTCGTGGACGGCGGCGGTGTTAATCGGAACTTGTGGGTTGGCATCAGGAACTCCTAAGGAAGATAGTTCTTCCTTAAGCATCCTAAGGCACTCTTCGTCTTTTAGTATATCTTTGAATCCATCCTTACGAAGGAATCGCCATTGATATTTAATCACCATTCCACGAAGGTAAGCAATGTAACCATCTCTACCAAGCATTGCTCGCTGTGCATCTGCACAAGTAATACCTGATCCGTCTAATGCTGTGTAATGACTCGGTTTAATTGGATCCTTCATTTTCCTTCCTCCTCCTAGTAATGTGACCATACAGTTCACTTGTCGGCGAGTATCCTTTGAACCATATTTCTACCATATGAGTCTCTTGGTTCACATCCATTGCTGGAAGGCTACTCCAATCAAAATCAAACCAATGCCAAGCATCCTGATAGTGATTGTAACTCAGCGCAATTGCCATCAATCCCTGATCCTGTGCAGCATTCCAGAACTCTGCAATCTTCTTCTCGTGCCATGTCCTTTCACCATTGCCATCAATAAGAAGTAAAGCGACTTTATCTCCTTCCATGAACAATGCTGCGTCAGCAGGATTGGAAGGATCGCTGGCATATGAAAGCACTTCACACAGGGGTAATGAATCTTTGAGTGTTACCCCCATTTGTGAGCCTCCTTCCACCAACCGGATGCTCTTGGGCCAGTCTGACCATTGTACTTGCCTTGATACTTTGGATACCCCTTTTCATTCTCACCAAGTTGCAGCGTCTGGAACCTAATCTGACAGATCTCGGAACCCGGGTAGACGATCACTGGTTTGACTACAGTCACCTCTAGCGTGTAGGTTCCATTGAATCCTACATCACCGTAGCCAGCAGTAATATGCACCCCAATGCCTAGACGACCTACTGAAGACCTTCCATCAATGATAGGGACATACTTGTGTGAACACACAGTCTCCATGGTGTGCATAAGATAAAGTGTACCGGGCCATAGCGTACAACCTTCCGCTTGTAATTCGTCTGTAATATATGGATCTTCTTTACTAGAGTCCAAAATAGACTCATAGTATGTCAAGACTTTGTTTCCAAGCCGTAGATTATACGAATGAGGATTGAGCCTAGACTCATCGAAGTCGGAGATCTCAATGTCACCTCGTGCAATCGCTTCCTTAATCGCCATTCCGCTGAGAATACTCATCCCTTTTCCTTTCAATAGAATCCGAAATAATAAGTAATTCTTTTGCAAAGTTCTTAGCTACATCTGGCAGCAACATTAAAATGTACTTGCCATCTTTTTCCACAAAATAATGTGGGGGCTTGTTTATTTCAATCCAAGCACCAACCCAGTGCATGTCCCAATTTTCTTCAACAGTAAAAACTGTACCCTCATCGTCCCTAAACTCCTTTTTCACTCTCCTGCCTCCACAAATGCTCTGTATTGTGTCCAACCCTTGAAGTTTGCCTCAGGGTACAAGTAGTAGCCTTCTTGCGCCCTTGCACACGCCACATGTTCAAACGGGGACATGTGTTTGTCCGCTTTCAGTTGTTCAAACAACCGAATGTCTTCCTCACGATCACGAACACCGGCATGAGTCTCATAGCTTACCCTAGCGCATCGTGCTACAGCAATGTCTAATGCACGATGATCGCCAAAGTCTTCAAATGGAATGTGCCAGTGACCGGGCAATACTTTTTCAGGCGTACTCATCGCTCTGGCATGGGCCATTTTCTCGGCGAGTTCCTGAATCTCAGGTTGTGCTTTATGGTTCAGACGAAGATTAAACCAGTTGTCCCACTCGGTAGATGACACGAGCATCGTAGTCATCAGCCAAGGCTCTAGGTAACGGTTAAGAGTCTGCTTGTGAATGTTGTACTTGGTTGCCAGCTTGTCAACCTCATCAACCATTGCCTCATGCAAAAAGTAAATATCCTCCCTGAATTGCTCAAGGGTTTCGCCTTCCAGATACTCATCCGCCGACATACCCGGTTTGTTGACTCCAACCTTGTCAGGAATCCATGGTTCCCTGTTCAGTAGCTTACTCGTAGGAATAGCTCTTGACGAGCTAGTATTTCTGCTGAATACACGATGGGTCAATACCTGACTTAGTATTACTCGTGGGAATCTAATGATCATGGTTGTAAGTCTTGAACCATAGTCTACATTCAGAGAGTCCTTTACTACCGTAGCTGTAATGTCTGTGTCACTCATCATTTCCCTCCTTCAGTTTTACTTCCATCTCTTCATCGTTACGAGCGATGATCACACGATCTTTTTCCCGGCGTACTACCTTCCACTTTAATGCTTCCAATAAAGTCTCGAAGGCAGCACAACCCAATTCACTCTCCATCTTCCTTTTCCTCCACATAGATCTTTCCACCGGACTCACGGACCTTACGCTTAAACTCTTCGATAGTTGCTCCAGCAAAGATTGTTATCTTAGGATCACTAGAATATTTAGAAGTAGCTAGCCATGGGGCTATGCCAACGTTAATGTCTTCTACCGAGAACGGTGAACTACCATAGTGCCAATCTTCTGGAGTATATAGATCACTGCTAAATTTTACTTCAATGATCTCCCACTTTGGCGTACCGTCCTCGTTCCAATCACAAGCCCTCTTTTCTTGCCTACCATCCGAATAGTAGTGCATACTAGGCTCATTAGGTCTACCAGCGTTATGCTCATACGGAGCATCGTTCCAGTCATCTCCCCATTGTTTACTAAGTTCCTGCGTAGTGAAATACGCTGTATCACCTTTTACATAGCACAATACTGGTTCACCCATTTCGTTCCTCCTTTAGTCGTTCAACTTCCTTAATCAGTTTACAGACTGCACAGTACACATGTGCATTCCAACACTCTGCCCAGTGTGTACCAATACGGTCTGATTTACCGTAGAGTTTCTTTATCGTCTCAAACTCTTCGTCTGTCACACCAACTCTCCTTCCATTTCCTTGAGTTCTACTTGTAACTTCTGTCTTGATACTTGTAGGATCCTATGGGCCCTCTGCCCACTAATACCAAGAATCTTAGCTGCTTTCCTGTAAGGCATCCCTTGCTCCCAGCAAAGCCTTACCACTTCCCTGTGTGATGCTCCTCCCTTCTTGGATACCAAGACTCTATCCATTGTATCCAAGATCTTCTGGTGGGCCAGATAATCCCGCTGAGAATCTTCATGCTCTCGGTCATGGACAAATAGCATGTCCTCAAAGCATTTATACCTGTCAGCGTGTGTGGCTACCTGTTTATTGTAGACCTTTACCGCTGACCACACAGCCCATCCCAGCCATGTACCAAATGCACTCCTTTCCTTCTTGTAGCCTTCAACATACTTGCATATGCACAGCCAAATGAATTGCCCTTTGTCTCCCATAGCCTCCCGGTTATTCAACCCGTATTTGCCCATGAGTTTGTACACCAGAGCTACATTCTTGTGTAGAAGAGTCTGGTTTGGAGTCAATTGCATTTGGACATGTCCTTGTTAATCTCTACCTGAAGCCGTTCAATAGCCCTAGTTTCTATTTGACGGATCCTCTCCTTGCTCAGACTGAATGTCTCAGCGATGCAGCTAAGACTTTCACCTCGTCGGCGCATCTCAAGGATATCCCGTTGGCGCTGGGTCAAGACATTGAGGAAGTTGGTCACATAAGACCAATCCCTGAATCCTTTGTCCTCAGGCTCTCGATAGTCAGCTACATCATACGGCGCACCTTTAACCAAGTCACGATCTAATGACACGCACAAGTCAATATGGATTGTGCTGATGTTACGACGCTTGGATCTCCCAGCGTTATACATCGTGGAATTGGCCATGAAGGTGACATCTTTGATCTGAGGACACTTGTGTCTGTTCCTGATCCAGTTTCGCACATTGCGAAGCAAGGTATCCTGCATCTGGTCTTCATCGTATTTCTTCCTAGGCATGAACTTGTAGGCTACATTCATGTGGAGAGCCATGGCATCTCTCTCAGCGTCTGTCATCGGTCGAATGTCATTCTGCTTCACTTCACTAATCATCACTATTCTCCTTCTTTCAGATTACGATATCCTTCCGGTGTCCTCATAACAATCAGTTGTCCCTTCGCTGGGACAGTAATGTATCCCTCATCGTCACACGATGGGATGTAGATCTCATGGTCAGCGGTATTATTCAGGGTAGTACGGAAACAATCCGTGCCATACACCTGTTTACCTATCGCTTGGATCTTCTCATAGGATGGTGGATCAGGAATTTCGTCCATAGCGAACCTCCCATGCAATTTGTAAAGCTGTCATCAATGCTGATTGTTGAGTCTTGTCTAGTTCGGTTTTGATACTGTCAAAGAACTTGGTTTCCATTGACAACTTCAGGTTATCACAGCTAGGCCAACTACTTGATTCAATACAAATAACAGTTCCATCTACGGTGGCAACTCGTGTTTCCATTTCCATCACTTCGTCTCCTCTTCAAACAAGGTTTCCAAAGTCTTCTCCCACAGCACAAGATCATGCTCTGTCCGAGCATAGTACTGTTTTTCCCTATGGTCTGTCAAGTGTTGCTTGATCAGATCCAACTTTAATTGGGCATCCGTGTACATAGACCAAGAAAGGTCAGGAACTACACCGGGAGGTAGTGGGATAGTCTCCCATTTTTCATAAGCATCATCCCAGCGGAAAGCGTAGCCTTCCACAGTTTGGCAGTACAAAATACCCATACTATCCGACCAATACTTCGACACTGTATCTCTTTCAGACATTATACCAGCACCTCCTTAAGCCTCACCAGTTCACGATGGACCCAGCTACTACTACGCCGTAGAGCCTTTGCCACCTCTCGTACCGTTTTACCCTGTGCTTTCTGTAAAAGCAAGGTGTATTCCAGATTATTCACGCCGAGAGTATCAGGGGTAACCTCAGCGTAGGGTTTCTCATCATACCCGTAGTCGTTCTCCAACGGGTACTCCCTTACA